CCCCCCCCCCCGGGGTGCTACAAACGACGCTGCTGTGGGGTAAAGATGCATTTCAGTAGAAGAAAAAATATTTGAAAGAAGAAAATAATGTATATGAACAGTTCTACTCCCGACGTTTGTCAACGAAACACTTTTGTTTGCGTAACACAGCGGTGTACCTATAAGATTAAGCTTTCTTCATACTAAATAAAACATTTTACCCCATAATGGTATACAGCGTCACAAAGAAATTGGCATTTAATTTTTTAATTTTTTTAAAAAATTTTTAATTGTTTAAACGTTTTTCTTTTTAATTAATTCAAACGATAAACAATTCTTTTTGTTTTAATCAAACAAAACTATTTGCTAATTTGTTTTTTGTTAATTGTTAAACGTTTAGCAAACTATGAAGTAAAAGACACTAGACTAAGGAACCGTTTTCGTCAAATAAAATTTCAGGAAATTCTTTCTGAACTTTAACATAAAAGTTCAAAGGGTCAGCATTTATTATTTGGTCGATGACAGATTCATTTATTCTTTCTGCTATAAAGTCTGGTAAACCAGATAGATTAGCATTATTCATATCTAATACCCTAGATACATAACCACATGTATTATAGTGATGGAGGTTATCGTATTGTAACCACTCATCGAAGTTATCAAATGGATTCCATGGGTTATCAATAGTTGATAAACGAGAGTATATCATATTTTAACCCCCTTTTATTATATTTGATACGGTGGATGTTGATATTCCAAAGCGTTTGGCAATTTCCTTTAGTGTATAGTTGCTATTCGCCATGAATCGAATGGCTGTTTTACGGGCATCGGTGAGACCATCATCTCCCTTGGGTCTAAGTTTTTCCCTTAGTACATCGGGGTCACAATTGTCTAAAATTTTCTTTAGGTCATTTTCAGATATAGCCCTATTTTTAATCGCTTCCCATTCCCGGTCTGATATTTTTATATTTCTATCACTACGTTTTATAGACCCTACAAGCCCCCTATATTTAACCATAGTATTCTGGGAGAGCTTTTTAAGGTCTTTGGTAGGCATGTCCTTGCCACCATGCTTGTCCTTATATGCTTTACGTATACCTTCTATTTCTGAAGTGGCTAGACGGATAGCGGCACGCTCTCTAGGTCTATTCAGGAGTGCTGAATCCAATTTTCTCTTAAGAGATTGCACCTCCTCCGCATATTTAGATGTTGCGACGGGGTCTCTTTTTGCTTTCTCAGAGAATACGGCGTTTAGACGCGCCTGATTAGCTAGTGATTTTAGAGTAGACGCATAATCGGCATACAGATTCTCCATTACAGTGTTAGATGTAGAGATTAAAGTCCTTGGGTCATCCGTAGCAGCCATTTTAGTAATTTTTGTTTTCTTCTCGACCTCTTTAACAGAGATTAATTCACCAGTTTTAGGGTCGTATTTTTTAAATGTTGCAATTTGGTCAGGGTCTTCCTCCCATATAAGAGAACCATCAGGCCTTGAAGGGTCGTACCAAGGTTTTCCTTTTACATTAATTTTTGGAGAACCCTTTCTACGAGGAACATACTCGGCACTTTTAGCTCTTGTTAACAAAGTAGAAGCACCGCCTGTTTTTCCGTTGTCTTTAATCTGATACTTGTCTTTTAATTCTTGTATGTTATACTCGTAATAAGCAGCTTTGTAGTCCAACCCGTGTTTTTCTGCATCGATAACTACCATAGAGTATTTAACAGCACGTTCAATCTCGTCTTCGTCTGCACCTAATAACGTAATGTCGGTGATTATATTGGTAGCCACACCCATTTGTTTTTGGGTATCGCGCATACCTTTAAACTTTACTCCATTACGCTCATAAATCTTGGTGTCTCCGACTGTTTTAACCAAAGTACCTTGAAATTTATCTTTGGGGTCGAAATCTTTCAGACCAGCTAACGGTGCAGTAGATAAGATGTTAATCTTTCCTTTTGGGTCGTTTGTCGGGATACACATTACAGTATCTCCATCAAAGTCAGCACCAGATAATCGTGCAGCAACTTCTGATGTTATACCAACAGCATCGATAGATGAAGGTCCAATAATTTTTTCTCCTTCCTTATTACGGTTATTAACTGTTAGTATAGGTATTTCAAATGTTCCGCCATGAGGATACCTTACCAAAGCCAATTTAGTTCCATTGTCATATCTAGGCGCATAGATTTCGTTGTTCCTAAGAGAGTTTATAGGAAGTATTACTTCATAGTGCTGGTCAGGAAACGCCGCTGCTTGAAGCGTTTCTGATTGTTTATCACACGATTCTGCAAATTTATTTAAATAATATCGTTTGACTTCTGGTATATCATACGACATTATTTCAGCCAATTCATCTTTTTTCTCAGCTATAGCTAAATCGATTTGTTTTTTGGCTAAATATTTTGGTTGTTTAGATAAAAACTGGTTAGGAACTGCCTTTTTCCATTCTTCCCAATCACCTTCTTCTCTAGTTTTATTAATAGGAGAAAGTTTCTTTTTACCGTCAGAATCTATGTATTCATACTGACCGTCAGCTTTAATCAAAGCTCCGAACGGATTGTTAGGGTCGTCTTCTTTTATACTTTTTAATACTTCATCAAACGATTTATTTGATGATTTATTGGTGTTAAATATTACATCAACACCGTCAGGCATATCTTTGCCATCAGCATAAACAGCCATTCCCTTAAGGTATTTGTCTTTACCTACAAGAATACGAACCTGCGAATACATAGAGTTACCAAGAGATAAATCTTTAACACCTCTTCGTAATTCGATTACGCCATCTTTTTGAATACCTTTAAAACCATCAGGCCCAACGTCATCAGCATATCGAATCATAACTCGCTTTCTATCAAGAGAAGCAGGATATTGAGTTTTTCTAAATGTTTGTCCGCCATCATCGGATGTATATTCAATCAACGAGTTAACTTTTCCCCAATCATCATATATTTCTCTATGCTCTGTTCCCGGCGGACATGCGACTTTCATCGTAGTAAAATTTTTTCTATTAGTAGGTTGTTCTACTCGTCCGCCATAGATTTTATACCCTTTGGATTTAAGTATAGTCAATGCTTGGTTCATTTTTTCCTGACTTATTCCAAGTTCTCGGCATACATCAGTACCGACATCAACCATACCAACTTCATCAATTCTATTCTTTATGAATTCAGCAGCATTCTTGGCCTGAAGCATTCTTCGTTTAGAATCAGCATCGAACAAAGATTTAACTGTCGACAATGGTATTCCGGTCTTTCTTGAAATTTCAGAGTCGTTAAGACCATCTTTTCTTAAAGACTCAACTCTGTAAACATCGTACAGACGTTTTTCATCCTTAGCTATACCAATCTGGCTCCTTAAATCGGTAGTAGATATACCAAGAACCTTAGCTATAGCATTATCGCCTTTGTACAACTCTCCGTCTTCATCTATGTATTCATATTTCTCTTTTCTGGCCTGCTTAATGAAGTCTAGAAAGTCTCCCGGATGTTTATACCAACTTTCATGTTGAAAAGGATTTTCGCCAGACCCCCACGGATAACGTCCGGAGCGTCTAGGCATACCTATATGTTCTATATGACTTTCATTTTCATAAATATCATTGAAATCATATGATATGTTCATAATTACATAAACTCCTCATCATTTTTACGTAATATATCATTCAAGTGAATTATCTTATCCATAATAGCTTTAATATCAGCTGGATTAGGAATATCAATAATTACGTTGTCTGCCTGATATATCCTAAGCTCCATTTTTATTAAAAACGGGTCTTGCCCGTACTCTAAACAAAACAGAGCAGCATATATTCTAAGCTGGTCTATTTTGGCCGGAGTATCACCAGTTTTCAAATCGTGAATACGAAGTACATTTTTATAGAAACTAATTGCGTCAGCTGTTCCATAAAAATACGGACTAAAATATAACAGTACTTCTGGGTCCATCCTATAATCGATTGCATCGTTTATGTACTTATATATGATATTGTTCTTCCTATTAGCCTGACGAAGTTTTAATTCAATTGTTTCCCTTGCCCATGCATGCAATCTAGTCCCGAGCTCAACTTTTTTTAAATTGTTATAAACTTCTAGGGCTTTATCATCCGAATAATTTAACCACGAATATTTGGATGGTGAAAACAAGCAGTGGCTTGATTCAAGATTTAAATGTTTGTTCCAAATCATTTAGTATCTCCTCTTTATTGTTAGGGTTTATAAAAGTGGCATAGCTCATGTCGTTCATCTTTTTAACATAATACTCTTGGTTAGGTTGTTTATGAGCCGTATCATTTTTCTTACATTCTAGAGCGAACCAAATATCATTGTACAAAACTAATAAATCCGGAATGCCCTGAATATAAGAGGCGTCGTTTTTTAAAACAATACACCCTTCGAATCGTCTCTTTAGTTCGGATATTAATTGGTTTTGAAATACTGATTCTTTCATAAAATCTCCATAACTAAAAATATAAATGGTACTCGTGGTGGGACTTGAACCCACATGAATAAAATTCGACGGATTTTAAGTCCGTTGCGTATGCCAATTCCGCCACACGAGCAAAAAATATAAAGGAATGCTTCTAAAGTCATTCCTCATCTATTCCTATCATAAAAGGACTTGTTTTTCTCGTCACCCCCTTAACCGAAAAAACTGCTCGTGGACAAAAACCCACTTTTTTTCGATAAAACTTTTTTATTAATAATATTAATAATAATAATCATAAAGAAAAAAAGTGGGTTTTTGGCCACAGAAGCATTTTTACCCCCAAATAATATATTATTTTGCCCAAAAACACCCATTTTTAGCCTATTTTGGGCGTTTTTACCCCCAAATAATATATTATTTGCCTATTTTTCGTGCCCACTTTTTTTTTCAAAAGTGGGCAGAAAATGGCAAAAGTGGGCAGAAAACCCAATAATTTTGAAATATAAATATTACATTTTATGAGTATTTACCACTTTTGCCCACTTTTGCCCACTTTTATGCCCATTTTTTTCACAAAAAGTGGGCAGAGATTTTTGCTAATTTATCATCGTCTACACCAAGTATCGTCATGTTTATTGAAGTAATCTTCAAGCCACATGATACTAGATTCCACGACATCAGCCGGGTTATACTTACTACCTTCACTACTCTTTGGCATAACATCATACAAAATTTTCAGATACTTAATTACAGTATTTTGATGATAAACAAGCCTGTCTTCAGGAAGTCTACCGGTCATAGCTATTTTCAAATAATTAGCTGCTTCCCTGAGTAAATCCGTATAAGCGATAAAGTTATCTGGAATATCATCAGGTTTAAAATTATCTATCATATGTTCACTGACGAATTTAATAAAAACGTAGCATTCTTCGATGCTAATTCTCTTCTTCATTTTTCTCTAACTCCTCGTAACATTCTTTTGGTGTATCGCCAGAACAAAAAAATCGGTCATTGACATATAACTCGTAATGTCCATTGACTAAAATTAGTTTTGTTTTATACTTCATACGTTTATTTCGAAAATAACCTCCCAATTCCATGCATATGGGTACACACGTTTTATCACATTATTAAGTTTGTCTTCATGCATCATTATTACCTGATGCTTCGATAATATCATATTATGATTATCGTCTACGTTATTAATAATAACAAAACCACATTCATCATCTGAGAATAAGTTTAAAAAATCACTTAAGGTCACAACACGACCCTCCTTTCAATCACATTTTGTATACCCGCAACTAGAGCACGTAATACAACCGTTCGTACGAAATACTGCGTGTTCTCCGCATTTAGGGCATTCTTCAAATATAGTTGGGCCGAAATTCGACCACAGTTTTTCTTTTGCCTCGTTAACCGTTTTCATAAGATTTGTTCTTTTATTAAACGGTAACTGTATAATCAAGTTCATTTTTTCTCGACTCTGTTCTTCATCGAACGTGTCAATTAGTTTTGAACCTATGCCCGAAATTTCAATCTTTTCGTTAATAGGTTCGTCATCCTCACAAATATCATTGTTTTCAGGAACAATCTTCCCAAGTTCTTCCAACGCATATCCAACTGCGCAAGGACACGACGAACCAATAGATACATCGTTCGTAGTAGCTCGTCTAACCGCGTAAGAAGGACATGTACCAGCTGATTTAAGTTGGTCAATTATTTTATACGACGGAACTCCGGCACGTGCTGCTAAACTTATAAGTCTAGATACAGCTACCATAAACGAGTTACATCCTCCTGTAGAACCCTTCGAAAGGAAACATTCCCGTAATTCTCCAGTGTCAATGTCATAAAAAGATTCCAAATGAAGCGTACCACAACCTGTGGTCAATGTCTTTTTAAGACCGTAACTGTTATCACTAATTGGGATTACCTCGCCTCTCTTAAGAGTTGTCTTTGTGTCGTCGACTTGTTCTTCAACGACATCAGCATTCTCTTCTTTTTCTTCCTTGTCATTTGTCGTAAGTATTGCTGTTCTATAACAATTGTCCCGGAATACTGTTACACCTTTAAGACCGAGTTCCCATGCTGTAATGTACAAATCGAAAATATCATCAGGAGTAGCGTCCTCATTTAGATTTACTGTTGAGCTAATCGCAGCATCAATAAATTTCTGCCATACGGATTGTACTTTAAGCCTATGGTAATACGGAATCTCATGTGCTGTAATTATTGATTCTTCTGATGATATATTCTCATCACTAACTTCAACACACTTTCCATACTTACTAGAGATGACGTCTTTTATTACTTTAGGATAAACTGTGTATGTCGTATCTTCACCGTTAAGGCTTTTTGTTACACGATTGTAATGCGTTGCAAACAACGGTTCAATACCACCAGATACATCAATCATTGTAGATATACTACCGGTAGGAGCGACAGTTAAGAGTTGCGAATTCGCCAGCCCATATTTGTATATACTTTGGCAAAAATCTTCCGAAGGTTTTTTACCATATCGATTGGTTCTAATAAAATTAAAAATACTATTATCTTCTGAAATAATTTTGAGTAAATTACTAATATAAGTCGTATTTAACAACCCCTCATAATCCAAGTCTACTTTTTTACTTGGCCTTTCTATGGCTAGTTTATTACTTGTTAGGAGAGAGTAATATGCCATTATACTACCTATATCTTGTATAAATATAAAAGATTCAGGACTACCATATGTTATCTTAAGCTTAATAAGCGCATCGGCGAATCCCATAACGCCGAGCCCTATTTGTCTCCAACGTTTTACTGATTCTGTCTGTTCACGCAGAGGATGTAAGTCGATGCCTTCATCTAAAACTTTATTTAATGCGCGTACAGAAATATCAATAACTTCGATAAAGTCTAGGTAATCAAAGATATAACGATTATAATCATTATTCCATTTACAGAACGCTGATAGATTAAGAGCACCAAGCAAACAGCTTCCTCCAGAAGGAAGAGGTTCTTCGGCGCAAGGATTAACACCACCGTATTTAAATCCGGGTTCATTACTAAGAAGACCTCCTCGACGTATATTATCCCAGAATAAGATTCCGGGCTCTCCGTTTTCCCAATTATATTTACTTAACTTCATCAACAACGCGTTTGCGTTTATCTTTTTGCCAGACATATCTTTTTCAGTCTTAGTCTCAGAATCGTACATACTACGATTAAATATCAATTCGTAGTTCTCTTCATCAGTGTCTCTAGCCTTAATCATAAAATCATCGTCCACTCGTACAGACAAATTTGCATTGTTGATTTTGTCAATGTCTCTCTTAACATTGATAAATTCCAAAATATCAGGATGATTAGATGATAATGACATCATTAATGCTCCTCTACGTCCGTTCTGTCCAATAATTTCAGTTGTCTTATCGTACAACTCCATAAAAGATACAACACCGCTACTCGATTTAGCAGCGTTGTGAATAGCCGCACCTTTGAATGACAGCTTACTAAGGTCTATACCACAGCCACCTCCGTACGAGAACGTACGTGCGAGTTTCTTTGCCGTGTTAAAGATAGACTCTAGATTATCTTCAGGCGGAGAAATTACGTAACAATTGCTGTATGTCTTTTTAGACGTAATCGACGCATTGTTACGGTTAGCGAGTATACGACCTCCGAACAGGAATTTCTTGGATTCGATAAGTTTAGATAATTGCTCATCTCCGCCGGATACGTCGTACAACCATTCTTTGTATGTTCTACCATCGGCGTATTTCTTCTTCCAAATATCAAGTCCCAGAGTGTTGTCTTCGCCAAGCCACTCTTTTTCGTTTTTGTAAATGGTTTCAAAGTTTTCCATAATTACCTCCTTATATATTAAATAAACAATATTGTTTTTTATTTTTTAAATCAGAATCGCGTACAGCGTCACAAAATGCGTTAACATCATCGAGAGTCATATTAACAGCATTCATATCTGTTGCATCTGTATCACAGTCCATGAAAATATTAGGTTTAAGATAGAAACCTCTTTCGTTAATCGAAAGTTCATATGTTCCATCAAGATTTTCATAAATTACTACAGTATATATATGATTGAGAGTGCAAATCCTCTTGAATATAATGTCGTTAAATTTATGATATTTGAAACACAAACACATAAGATTACCTCCTTTTTTATAAATCAAATAGAATCACATACTTTATCGAAAAATGCCTGAACATCATCTTCTGTTAGATTGACAGCACGAAAACCTTTTGTAGTGCATTCCATGAATTCCTTTGGGTCGTGGTAAACGCCTGTATCGTCGTAAATTTCGAGTTCGTACGTATTATCATTAGCACTTTCAAAAAACTCTACCGTATATACATCTTTAATAAAACCTAGCCACTCTTTATCATTTTTGTAAATGAATTTATAGTCTTCCATAATTTCCTCCTTTAATCGCATTATTGCAGTAATTTTTTATAATAGTGATGAACTCTTTGATATCGTCACGAGTTAGATTAATGGCTATAGAATCTTTTACATCACAATTCTTGAAAAAACGCGGGTCTTGAACATGTCCTTCGTTATCGTAAATCGCGAATTTATACAGACCAGTATCACATTCGAAATATTCCATTCTGTACCAACGTCGATACGTGCTAATTACTTTTTCCATGATAATTTCCTCCTTATTTTAAAACTGTTTTTCCAAATAATATGAAAATCAAGTAGTATACTACAACGATAATCATAGATGCGAGAAGAGAGAAGAATCCGAATATATATCCGGTAACTGCCAATATGTATGGCGACATCAAAAGTAAGAATGCCAATAAGCTTGACAGACAGTCGAAAATTTTACGACTAGTAGAATTGTTCGGACACGACAACTCTATTTTATGAAAGATACCGATAAAGACAAACGTTGCGAAAAACGCAGCAACAAAGAAGATTAAAATTTTTTCCATAATAACCTCTTATTTAGAAAGAAATTGACCTATGACCGCAGTTATAATTATATACACGACTATAATTATTAACGCCGCTATCACAGTTATGAAATTAAATAGACAACCGGCTATAGCAAATATAAAAGGAGACAACCAAACAATATTAGCCATAACGGTTGTAATTACATTGAATATTTTTCTTGATGTCGAACCATCAGCACAAGACAGTTCTATTTTATAAAAAATTCCAGTGAAGATAAACGTAAATGCCCATACAGCCATAAAACCTAGAATGAATTTATCCATGATAATTTCCTCCTCCATTTTAACCAATAATTCCTTTTGCCATAAGAAGTAATCCAACAAAAGTACCACCATGTATTATAAACCACGCGACATACCACGGAATTGAGTACCTCGGTCCGTCATATATCCAACTGTGAGTACCAATGGCCAAAAACCCAAAACCGAACAACATTCCTGCTAAAAGCAAAATTTCCATTTTATTTATTCCTCCATTTTATTAAATATAAATAATTCATATAGAAGACACAACTGTATCAATTGCGAAAAGAATGATAAAAGTTATAACTGCGGCGATAATCCCTACGACAAAATATAAATATTTCATAATTTCCTCCATTTTAATAAGCATTTCATATAGAAGACACAACTGCACCGATTATGCAAATAGCGGTAAAGGCTATGAAAGCGACAATAAATCCTATCATAAAAAATTTTAAATAATTCATTTTACCCTCTTTTTAATTAGACTCTTTTCGTTGAAGTTTTTCTTCTTCGATAAAGCTGAATTTATGGCTATATCTATAATCGATTTAGTTTTTATATGATAAAAATATAAATCGACAAAACTGGTATTTAAACGGTCTATTCTACCAGCTGATTGTACCATAACCTTATAAGAGTAATTTGGACTGAAAAATACAATCGTATCTGTATCGGTACAGTTCCATCCTTCAGCTCCAGCTGTGTATTGAACTAAATAAACCCATCTTTTAGACGTAGGTATACTATCATGTTTGTGACCATTCCATTCGGCGATAACCGTATCTTTTAAGTACGGTATTTTTTTAAGTCGTTCTAGTTCATAATCGAAATTGTAAAATATAATTAATCGATTATGCGACTTCTGAATCTTTTCAACTTCACGAGATTTGTTATCGTTATCATTGACTATTCGTCTAAGAGTGTAACATAACGAGCTAATCTGCTCAATCGGCTTATTATTGAAAATATCCCACCGATTGCGCATTACGTATCTGTACTTAGTTACATCGTAGTCACAGAAAACGTTTATATGATGTTGAGTTGTCTTTCGATTGAAGTACATCGGAACAAGAATTTTGTCTTTGTAAAATATCAATAACCCTTCATCAATGTATTTCTCTATCTTAGGGTATTTCGAAAATTTACTAAAAACAGCATGTTGATGCAAGAATTCCGTTCTATTTTTATAGAACCCGTTTGCAATAAACACTGGAATATAGTCTTCCCAAGAATCTCCCGGTGTAGCAGAGAGGAGAATCCATTTGTTTTTCTTAGTTATTTGAAGGAAGCATTTCACCCACTCTCCATGTCCGATAACCCTCTGTTCGTCAAATATAAAGAACGCATCTTTAACATCAACATATTTTTTGATGTTGTTCCATGAATCTACTTTAAACGTATATTCTTCTAATCCGCCATGTTTTTGTATGTCGGATTCCCACTCATTCGTGTCACGTTTTCGTGCTGTAGTAATGATGTATACATCTAAATATCCATGTAGTTTAGCGTAGGCAAGAGCAGTTAGTGACTTTCCTGAACCAACGCCACCGCACAAAATACATCCATTATGCATTTTAGACAATGCATCTTTTTGGTATTCTCTAAGTTCCATATATCCTCTCTAAAATATAAAGAATCTAGTTCTATTTTACGCATCGGAACTAGAAAGCGACGGTCAGCTCGCATAGTGGGCATTGTTAAGAGGCATACGAGAGTAAATGACTAGCGCTACTTGTCACCGGCATTGGCTACGCTGACCCCAATGTCTAATCTTTATCGAATTGATATTACCCTTTAATCTTGATTAAAAAGGTAAATCACTATCATCAGAATTATCAGAAGAACCATTCTCATTAGTCTCCATCATCATTTGTTCGAATCGGTCAATTTGCTGGTAAACTGTCATACCGCTGAGATACGCAGTCTGACCACTCTCGCCGTTAGGCAGCTCCCAATGATACGGCCTAATATCCATGTCTACCGACTCAATCCTAATAGAATCCAATGCAGAAACAAGATTCTCATCGACTCTTGTCTTCTTATCACCGGATTTAAGAATTATAGTAGGCCCCCATTGATTAAATTTCAACTTAACCTTAATGTATCTAAAGAATTCTCCTTCCTCTGAAGTCGAAGGTTTTACTGTGGGAGAATATCCGTTTCGTCTAAAGAAGTCGACCGCAGCATCGTCAGGAAGCAATAGACAGAAATTTCTATCTCCTTCCTTGTTATAAACACCCGGTTTTCCACTAAAATTCTTAAATATAATTTTAGCGTTGTTAATCTCTATCGTTTGTCCGTTAGTCTTGCATTCCATATTATTTTTCCTCCTTTTATTCAAAAAGTACGATTATGTTTAAAGCCATAAATCCTTAATTGTTCTCGTTTCTTCTTCACACGGTTTCTTACTATCTTTTTTACCAAAAAGCAAATTAATAAAATCGCTAAAGCGACGTGCATTGTAATACGAATTGAGCATATCTTCTATATTTAATTCCTTTTCACTTTGTTTCTTAGTATCTTCTTTCTTTTCTTCTTTCTTTTCTTCTTTCTTTTCTTCATCCTCCTTCGATTGACGAGAACAATATTCTTCTTGAGCCGCCACATCATTTTCACAATAATTGAGCAATTTACGCCATTCTTCATCGGTAATAGTAGTTTCGAACTCGAAATCACAATCATTCGTACAATTTATTCTCATTTTATCAAATTCATCGTAATTGATTTTATGAAACCTATCACAATCGTTTTTCTTTTCTTCACAACTATTATCGGAATCGTCTTTACGATTAACACTCTTTTCGGTGGTGAATTCTCCATGATAACGTTTTTCGAGTTTTGCAATATTCTTGTTAAGAACATCTTCGAACTTGGTTTTATCGATAGCCCATGCCATAAGGGCTACATACCAGCACACGTCACCAAGCTCAAGGATAATCTTCTCCTTCGTGTCATCGTCGAGCTTATGTCCATGATACATATATTTTTTTATAATATCATTGACCTCACCAACCTCCCCGGACAAACCAAGAGACGCATTAAGAATCAAATCTTTTTGTTCAAATACGTCTTTGTTCAAAGTTTTGAGAGCCAAATCAGTGTAGCTCTCTGTTTGATTTATCCATTCTTCAAAGAAATCTCCAAATTCCATTATTGCGTTTGACAATTCATTCATTGAGTTCTTCAATTCGTTAATGTTATCACGGTTAGCAATGAGTATTTCCAAAATATCATCGTCTACTTTACCTTTTTTCATGGTGTTTTCATTCATAATAATTACTTCCTTTCTTTTGTCTTTTTGACAGTCTTTTTATTTTCTTCATAATTTATAGGCCGTCTAGAATTTTCTCTAGCTGGAACACTCAAACAGTAATCGCATGGGTCATCTGCGTCACTTGAGTCATAATGTTTACATTTTGGACAATAAAGTTCAAACTCCACTATCTTCTCCATCGTTTTCGACTTCGACAAATTTATTGAAATTTACATATTTACTTATCGTTTTTACAGCATCATCAACTAAGCTTTCGTAATATGAAATATCAATATCGTCTTCCTTTCCTAGATTTTTTACGTCTTCTGATTCTAGCCACATATAGTCTTTTGTACCTGTGACTGAATCGTATTTAGATGAACCATCTTTGTTTTTTCTTCTACTAACTAAAACACCTCCGCCATGTCCAGATTTTATAGGACAAAACGCTCCAACTTTTCCTACGTACTGGTAATTGTGTTCACCGTCAGGAAGGGTTTCATTCATATCCAAAAGCATTTCCGTAGACACGGTTTTAGTCTCACACAAATCCGAAAATATAATTGGTTCATGTGAAAACAACGTTTTGAACACATACGGAACAGCGAATTGAGTACCTGTTGCAGTCCAATGACCATCTTTGGCATCTTTAGCTATATATACTGCTTTATTTACTAGACACATTTTCTCGTACGTAGCTTCGTGTTCAAAGTTATAGCCATACTTCTTACCGAACTCTTTGACCTGTTCTATTATTTCAGGTGTAGCGTCTGGTATCTTTATCGAATCCGTCTTTATATGGGCAACAGTGAACCCTTTAGATTCCACGAATTCCTTTAGGTCCACCATAAATAGTGCTCCTCGTTTCGCAATTATGTTATCGATGTTTCGAATATCACGAAAACGATTGTCAAATGAAGCGAATGTCTGACCGTAAACTGCATTTATAGGAGTTTTAAGACCGTTCGAAAGATATTTAGAACTTAGTTCTCCAGATTCAATACGACCAACGTATTTTGACAGTTTACCGTCCAACATTGTTCTTAATACATTCATATTTTGATGCTTGACTTCAACCCTCGTTTCTACGAGGTCCATAAACTTTTGTGTATACTTAGGCCCGAAGTAACACTCAGACAATGCAGAATGCGGATGCTGAGATGTTATGTCTAACAACGCGACGTTAAAATATACACCGGGTTTAGAATATACCAATCCTCCTTCACCAACTTCGATACCTTTGTAAGTAGATACACCGTTATCGAACTTGTATCCATCAAAATAAGGCAAAAGACTATTCGCTTCACCATGACGAATCGCCATCATATCCGGGAAATACTTTTTCAAAAATATCAATACATCTTCGTCGAGTTCGAAGACCGGTTTTGACAAATCCCTATATCGAAATTCTTTCTGCGGATTCTTCTCTGCACCAAATATAATTCGAGCTGTGTGCTCGTTCGTACTTGTGTTTAGAGACAATCCAGACAAATCAGCAAGTATTTGTCTAGCGAACCAATCGCCCTTCAAGAAATCAAATACAGCTTCAGTAGCTATAACATCGTTGTCACAGTATTCTGCTACTTTTGGAATGTCTTCGTCTTTAACAGGCTCATCCCACGGCATTCCGAGTTCTTTGTGATGTATACCCAATTTTATTTCAAACTTCTTCAAAGACATTTTATTTCCAGCTGAAGCAAAATCGTATACATCTGCGTATGACAAACTATATGCCTGACCAAAGAATCCTTGTCCTTCGGTTATTATCTTTTGACTTAGGTTATACAGTTCTTCATTTGAATATCCGATTAACCGTGCGTACAACATATGGTTATCGTATCGTTTACAGTTGAACCCGATTAAATTGTGTTTGCAAAGATTATCAACATCATTTGGTGTCGGGTTTATTAAGCGTATAACTGGATTAACTTCGCCTCTAAATTTCCAATTTATTAAAAATAGATTTGGAAACACCTCTACGTCGAAAAACACGAGGTCATCAGTGTTATCCTCATTTAAATCTTTGACAGTTTCATGTTCTGCAAAGAATTTCATGTCTGCTACTTTTTTTACGCAATATGCTGCCTGATTTGTACTGTTCATTGCAAAGGCATATATTACGTTTTTCAAATCGGATACGTCGTAGTTAATACCACTATTATACGCTTCTTCCAAAGTTTTGTATATCATGTCTATCGACGATTTGGTCGACGGCATTATTTCTTTTTTCAAATGCCTCGATATAACCGTTCTGATAGCTTTCTCATTTTTTAAACCATTAAAGTCTATCACTTTGTTTTCTTTTTTTATTGGAAGTCCTGAATTTATTACTGCTATTTGCTCGTTGTTACATTTCGTTAAAAGGCGTCTTAATGACGAATTGCCATTGAACACTTTCACTTCTATGTTCTCTGAGTAAATACCTGCTAGCTTAGAGACATCTCCTTCATAAATATAATGTAAGTGAACACCTTTACCGCTCTTACTCAACTCTGCATACGTCTTTGGAAATTTTGACGCAGCTTCGATGTTTTTAGCTAAAGACTTTTCGCCATTGTCTTTCAAGTCGAAGTCTATAACTATATGATTAAGCGGTACTTTGACATAATGCAATATAGATGTATCAATAGATGATAACGTGGTTTTAACCGAATCCCATTTTTTATACGGAAGTCCATCGTTATTTGCGTACTGCGCTGGTTGGTCTTTTAAAATATCATCCAAAATAGATGGTTGAGATTTCATAGAAAGCCATACATTGTCCGCACGATTGTCACTTTCGCATTGAGATTCTTCTGATAAATTCAAATCCTTAAAACCATGATAATAACTCCTCGCTCGTGTCCCATCCTCCAAAATATAACGTTCGTGATACTCTTCGAAGTAATTTCTCAATTCTTCTCTGAATATTCGCATAGAAAACGGATACTGAACTTTTGCTTCATCACAGTAGTTCTTATACATTTCCCATGCGACTTTAAGCGGAACGCCATTGTTTTCCATAAATTTGTTATACGAATCTAAAACAAAATTATAAAAGTCATTACTAGCGTTCAACATTATAACTGGAACGTATTTATCATATTTTGTCGGATTACTAAGATAGACATTTTTACACTTATTCGCAATGGCACCAAGTTCAAAATCTATCTTTTTAATCAGAGTATTGTATTTCTGCTGGCTTACTTTCTTACCTGTTGGTGATACATCTATCAATCGTCTGATTATACCAGAACGTGAGTCGGTTATCTTAACGGGTTTATTGGTTCCCATGAATAAGAAACACCGGTACCGATTACTGTACAACGACTTATACTTCTCGTTCACGGTCATCATCTCGTGTGATACAAGACTGTTTAGTCTAGTGTTATCTTCGATTCTAGACAAATCACCGTCATGCTGTATACCAACCAACGGATTACACTTAAACGGTTCAAGAGCAAAAGAGTTGTTAGATGAACCTAAGGCTTTTGCATCGAATACAGAATAATATCCTTCGAACAACTTCTGGATAATATTAAGTACTGTTGACTTACCAGTACCAGCAGAACCGTAAAACACGAGAAATTTTTGTATGTTTACTGAATCTCCTGTTACGATTGAACCTATTGCCCATTCTATCTTTTCTTTTTCTGTCGAAGAATATAAAGTACCGACAAGTTCATCCCATGCATCCGTAGGACCATCATTTAACGTATATGATAGCTTTTTGGACACATAGTCTTCTTTTTTAGGATGCTGGTCTGCGAAAGTTATTCTATCATCTAATTGTACGTAATTGTCTCTAAGATGCTTCTGGCAATATTTATGCCATTTATCTATGAGACCTGATTCTGAATCCCAAAGAAATTTTGGAATGACCGTAACGTCAGGTTTCTCCTCTTGCAATTTATTTGCGTACTGTTTTACGTCATTGTCAATCAGGTTCAATAGAACGTTTTCGTCCGTAGACCATAATTGTTCTTGCTCGTTCCAAACGGCATAAAAATCGCCGCCTCTTATCATCAAATCGTTAGTACGATTAACGATAAATTTAGGATAGACTTCAATTGTCATATCCTTACTTCTTTTAGTTGCTATTAAATAGAAGTCCATCCGTTCTCCTTTCTATACGTTTTTGATATATCAATGACATAGTTCTGTCATGAAGACCTGCATCTGGTCCCAGACAGACAACGTTCGCATGTCTATTTTTTTATTACGTGTCACAAATGGAGACCCGCTACCGTTTTTCTTGTATGTTTTAGTACAGAATTTGTCAATGATATCCTTAACCCTTTTTTCATCGAAATTTGAATCTGTCATATCTATGAGGCCCATATTTACTATGAATTCCCAAAACCATTGAGAACCTCGATAACCGTATTTCGGGTCATACAAAGTGTTCTCAATTTCCATCGCTAATTCGACGAGAAGCTCGAATACAGATGATTCTTGAAACGGAGGGGCATATTCATTGAAATTGCTTAACCTTCGTTTAGACAATGCGTTGTTAATTCTAGAATTATCTTCGTCGAAATTATTAATGTACGGAGTTGAGAAAAGGCATTTTAACAGGAGAGAATATTCACTCCTATAAAATACCTTCCTCACAAGATATGAGAAATAGGCATTCTCATCGTTCATGTCAAATCCTCTGCAATTTCATAGTATCTCTTGAGAGTGTTGTTTTGAATATAGACCGCATCTTCATCGGTCTCCTTAAATATACGCTTAAACGCGTCTCCTACGTAATCTACGTAATCAGTTATCTCTCGTCCCTTCAAATCATACATCTTATCTCGTTCAGTGTTATATTCCCACTGAATCATCTGATAAGTTGGGATTTCTCCGTATTCAGATGAATCGATAATCATGATGTCCGTAGACGCATCAATGTAACAATCTTTCGGTATACCGTCATAATCGTCATCTTTTTCATAACAAATAACGTCATCATCTGTCAATTCATCGTCGTCAGATGAAAACATTTCAAACTCGTCATCCGGATACTCGTCGTCATCGAATATATCATCCGACTCGATGGAGCCAGAATAAATATCAATTACTTCTTTTGCGCTTTTTACCGCATCATCCATATCCTTTTTAAAGTTGTCATCATCGTGACGAAAAAACTCATTTACCATATCGGTATATTTCCTTTCCATTTCGTCCTTCTTTTTCTTAAATATAAAGAACGATGCAACCCCTGTGATAAGACCTCCGGAAATAACACCACTTACAAACCACATCCAATTAGTCATAGTATTTTACCTCCTTAGACTTAGATATACTGCAATACATCGCCTTGGACATTAAAATCAAGCCAAATGCCGGGTTCGTAACCGTTGATAAACAAACGTTTTGATTCATCTGAAATATCATATATACCAAAATCAATCTTTGCGTTTTTGTCTATCTTCTTGCTCCAGCCTACGAGTTGTCCCTGCGGTGTCCTCGGGAATCCGAGCATTTCATACACCTCATTAAGGGTCATAGTCTTATTTACGCTGAATTTTTCATTCGCGAACCGTTGCATCTTCAACAGGTAGAACAATCTATCTTCTGCATCATCTGTCCAACCCGGGCTCCCTTTACAGAAGCACCTTGTATAGGCACTGTGCTCAGGTTCAATGGTCCTTTCAGTCGGCTTTTTCTTCTTAGACGTAGTCCCATCTTCAGGCTGTTTAACATCTTTTACATTGAATCTGAACTGCCTATCAGCATCCTCACCGTACTTTTCTTTCACGTTTTCTCTGTACTTATTAAAAGCACTCGAAACTCCGATAAATGCACTACCAAGCGTGAGGTAGCGTTTGTTCAAGATACAATGTGCTCCTACAAACGCAGCAGTTGTAAGACCACCAATTAGTACGGAAGGGATATATGCTTTAACGCATTCGCGAGCGTAAGTTATGTCATTGACCTTAGTATCGTTCGCAATATCGTCTTCAGTATATTCGAACGTCTCATCATTTTTTGCTTCTTCAATGTCAGCAGCGATTTCTTCATGCTTCTTCTTAGCCACAATCTGCTTTTCAGCGCCTTTTTTCACAGAATATCCAAACACGCAGATACCGATTACACCCATAGTAGTAAGTGCTGTAGGCAGACATGCATTTACAAAATTTTTAACAGTATTAAATGATATCATTACATTTCCTCCTTTGTGTTCTTCGCATATGTTTTATTCTTAATCTTTATAAGACGGTTCAAATACCATCTTGCTTTCTCCAAATCTTCAATTTCATTCTTTTGGTCAAACCGCCAAATATATTTAATAATCTGACCTACATAAAAACCTTCAATACCATTCTTATTAGAAATGGCTGATTCAATGGCATCGATACATTCTACTTTCGTTCCAGAATAGTGCCTAGGATGATTCACAGTACTCATTCTTTTCTCCTTTTAAATACTTTTAAATACTTTTAAATGATATGGGTTTGGGAAATTTTATATACCATTTTCCGTTTGACAGGTAAACCGAGGCTGTTCGTAATGAAGTCCAGCCGTAATCGTTAGTTACATAATCGAACGGAATGTCCAGAGCATCGTACATCTCCGCGACAGAAACCATACCGGTGGCTTCTATTTTAGATGTCAATGCTTGAAGTAAATTCCTAGCTTCTGTGGGATTATTAAAGTTTACACTGTTATAATCCGACACTGTTGCTTTCTTCCAATTAATCGAGTTAATTTGCTGGCTGTTACCAGAAATGTTGTAGTTAGTGTAACCGTTATTATTCGAATAGTTTTGAAAACTATAATTTGTATAATTGCCTCCGTTTGAAAAACGACCTTGATTATTAGACTTTATGTCTTTTCTATAAATAAGATAATCGCTGCCATTTTTAATCAAATTTGACAACAAATTTTTTAAACTTGGGCTGATTAACTCGACCCAAAGGTCTTTCGCCATTTTTAAAAAGACTGAATCTGGTTTAGACAGACTAGCCTTTGGTGTATTAGGCGTATTTTGTTCCTTATTTTCCATGAAAAAATATAAAGGAGACTGTGTTTTTAATCACAATCCCCTTTACATACCTCCTTTTTTTAATCTTATTGAGTTTTATTTAACTTCTTCTCCGTCACAATCAATCATGTCACAGTCGTTAATGTCAATAACTTTTTTGTTTTTGCGTTCCTTATGTTTCCTGTCAATCAGCTTATACAGCTTAATACCGCCGTAAATAAGACCGCCGATTAATGCCGAAGCACCGATACCGAGTCCTATTCCTCCAAGCGTTAAGTTTTTCGCTGATGCTACTGCTGTTTCAGTAATATCAGTTGCGCCAACACAGTTGGTTACCGCATTTTCAACCGCGTTCGTTACGTGAGTTACGTTTTCTTCGTTCATAATAAAAATCTCCTTTAAATTTAAAAATTGGGAAGTATCCCATAATAGTATTTGTTTTTCTCGTCAAAAAATAAAACAAAAAGGCCATCGTTTTATTGATGACCCTCTTGCTTTCTACTTACCTATTTTACCTATCATGTATATTATGATGTATACTTCTATGGATAGGATGTGTATATGTGTTTCTCAATGCTTCCGCTTCGTCTTTCTCTTTCTGCTTGCGTACAGCATTCTTAATTGATATAACACAAATTATTCCAATAATAAGCCCTACTATCATAGTATCCTCCAAGTTTTAATTTTTTGGTAGTATCCCATAATAGCGTTTGTTTTTCTCGTCAATTTGTTCTTATCTCGTACTTTTTTATTTCTTCCGATATTTCTTTTTTCATATCGTTTTCCAAATATCTTGCTATAAGAAATCCGCCTATCATATCACAGACGGTTCCTAAAACGTTAAACACATTCATTTTCAAATCTTCCTCCTATTATAAGCCAACTGTTAGGTAGCTCACGTATTTTTTTACAAAAACTAATCCATTCGTACAATTTATGAGACTTTCGCTCATTATACATCTTGTGTAATACTTCATAACTAAGCATAACCGTTCGTTTTTGATTATACGAACTAGGTAGTATTTGTATGATATTCCACCAATATTTTTTGTCATTTGTTTTTAAATATAAATCGCGATTCTTATTTAAAGATGCGATTATATTGTCTAGACAATCGAAATCTGTCAATCTATCCGTGCTAAAATCTTCTCGCACGAATTTTTTAGCCGTTATCTTATGCATGGTGGAGCACGAATTGCTTACAGACCCTACTTTATATGTGTCGAACTCTTTCCACCAATATAGTGGTGCACAAATATCCATATACACTACTATCATTCTCATAAATTTCCTGTGCGACGGCCCAGCTTTAACAAGTTTATTCATCAAAGTTGCATCGTTGTACCCTAGAAGATATACATTGTCAGCAGAGTCAACATGGAGCTCAGTTTCACCTATCATAGCGTCAATACGAGGGATATTACTATACCCACTATCTGATTTAGCCCAAGAATTCATTGGGTTACGCATCCCTCGTATCGACTCTTCGAAACCGTAAACGCTCACTTTATCTATAGTCAGCATTATCGATTCTCCTTACAGCAATTGCGGTTCTTCAAACGACAACATCAAAACGTAAAAATTCTCATCTATGCAAGCTCTACGATGCCAAAAATGCACTTCGTCTTCAATCCACCACAAAGATTGCATGCTTATATGATATTCGTCGTCATAATAGTTCTTAAGTACAACGTCCATGTCCAATTGTCTATAAAAATCTATAACGGAACACCTTCCGCGTTTGCGGACAACTTCATTTACATAATGCTCAGCTGTCAGGAGTTCATCCATTGTAGTCTCCATGTATGACAAAGTAAACATGTCATAGACAAGTATAGTATCCGGGTTATCATCAGATATAGTTATACCCATATCTTTGACATCTTGTCTAGCGATGTCTTCCTCAATTTTGTCCTTAAGTCCAGCCTTTTCCAACGCTGAATTGATTTTGTCTTTGTATTTACTGTAAGATGCGTTTACAAACGTGTAAAGTCCAATCAAAGATGCCTGTTGTCTGTTGGACAATATTGTATTTCCAACGATGCTAGCTACCGTACCTATTCCAGTAGCTATTACAGGAGCATACGATTTAACATCGCTAATAACGGCATCTTTTTTTGTGAAATCGTCGCCCTTCTGTTTTTTCAACTCTTCTTTTCGTTGTACAGCTTTTGGCGTTATTTTAGCCGTAAGTACGATAGACGCTACCGTTCCTACAACGCTCAAAGTGCTCAGAATATAATTACCATTTTTTTTAAAAAATTCGCTGAAACTCATTTTGACACCTCATCTTTAGCTTTTTTAAATTTGTTCTTTACAGAATTTTTAAACGACGTCCACTTTGCAGGATTTCGTTTTATGATGATAAACGCTGCGATACCGACCGGGATAATTATGTTGGTTGTCCACAGTCGTATTTCCCTCATCAGTTCCACATTTCTACTCATATGATTATACCTCCAGATTAATAAGACATGTTAAAATTGTACACAGGGTCACTGCTATACCCAAACACCAGCACTGGATACCCGTGTTTTGACTTTTCGTAATGATACACAATATCAAGACCATCACCAGAACGTCCATACTCCTTGGACGTCCAGCCGACTATATCTCCAATATCTGAACCATCTTTATCTAGATACGCATAGAACTCATTTAATGAACACGCATCATAATTCATTATGTCTCTATTTACACTATTAATAGCTCGTTCGAGACTTAAGATATTCGAATAAAAATATCTTCCAGAATACGAGTCATAGCACATCATCTCATCCATCTGGCGTATGTCATTAGGCGAAGGCATTGAATCATTGGAATCCATAGATTTCTTATTAGCTTTCTCTTGTATCGCGTCCTTAACTTCGTTAGAAACCGTATCAGCAACTGCAGATTTATAACTAGCGAGCGCATTCTGTGTTACTCCAACCAGCGTAGACGTAGCTACAATTGAATTATTTAATCCAATAGCACCTGCGATTATTGCTCCTGATGACGTAACAACATTAATAGCTACCGGAATATAGCTCTTCCATGTGCTCTTTATTTTTTCTTTTCTAGAAATCAACTTATCAGAATATAAGTTAGCATGTTTTTTGCCAATGTTAAAAAGCTGGATTCCAGAAAATATCAGTCCACCGATTCCAGCTCCAATTAAAATGTTAGATTTTAACCTATTATTCACTTTTGAAACAATAGAACAGACTGTTTAATCTGTTCTATTTTACCTCCAATCTTATTTTTCTTTGAATGTTACTTCGTCAACTTCTTAAACAAACTCTTTGCTGCTTCCGAAGTGAACATACTATCACCGCTGTATTCGACGAACAGCGACAGCAAAAATACAAACGTACTTACCCCTATAGGGACGAGTGACGAAACAATCTCTCTACGCTTTGTATAAGCGTCGGTCGATTTAATTATTGCCTCTCTAATCCTTATTAGTCGAGTTAGTATTTTGTCATATTTGTCGTCGTTTACGTCGAGCTTATTAAGCTCGGTCAATAGTCTTCGCTCCTCCGCTTTGAGAGCCTGAAAATTCGTTTTTTTCTTCATAAACGCCTCCAAAAAATATAATTTTGGGTATTTATCCCATAAAACAGCATGTTTTTCTGGTAAAACAAGAACACCCACTGTATTTCAAGTGAGTGCCCTGTTTTGGGTTTTAAACTTCTTAGTTGATATTCGTCTGGTTTGTAATTATTTCACTCAGACCATACGAGACGTCAGTTAATAGACTGAGGATGTCCCTATATTGATTATCTAGAATCTGCGCGGCGTTTCTCATACTCCACAGATTCTGAATCACCAATATACTTGCGGTGATACATTCCTCATATTGTTTCTTCGTCTTTTCGTCGTTCATGTTCATGTTCATAATAAACCTCCAAATATAAATTAGGAAATAATTCCCATAACAGTACGTGTTTTTCACGTTAAAATGAAACACCCACTGTTTTTCAAGTGAGTGCCTTAGCGTTAATTCCTACCTTATTTTTTTCTTGTTCTTATTTTTTCAGCGATATGCATAATTATAACGCTTAATGAAAATATCTCTATCAATGTTAGTAACGCGTACAGATATACGCCTACAAACAAACTTCCTGTTATATCGTAAATAATTCCAACAAGCGCTTTCCATGCTCCGGTGAACATAATAATCCTCCAAAAAATATAATTTTGGTATTTATCCCATAAAACGACCTGTTTTTCTGGTCAAACAAGAACACCCACTGTATTTCAAGTGAGTGCCTTTGGTTTCTGATATCCTTATTTTTTCTTAAGTCCGTGGATATATACCTTACGTACTTCTTCTCTTATCATCTTACGTTGTTGTTTTTTGTTTCCTATGGCGCTAAGCACGCCTCCAGCAAAAGAACAAACCAGCCCGATAATAATTAAAGTTGCCATAAAATTTTTCCTCCAAAATATAAAAAATTATTAGGATTCTATCTATCCCATAATAGTACATGTTTTTTTCGTCAAAAAGGAACACCCACTGTATTTCAAGTGAGTGCCCAAAGGAAAATTAAAATATGAAACTTTATTTTATTACATAAGTTTCCTCCTTTCATAATAAAACTATATCATATATTTACTCCATAATATACTATGTTTTTTTCGTCAAAAAGGAACACCCACTGTTTTTCAAGTGAGTGCCTTAGCGTTAATTCCTACCTTATTTTTTTCAACCGTCATTCTTTGTTATCAGATATACACCAAGTACCAATAGTATTATACCGACAATCATAGTATGCCTCCGTTTTTTAAAAATCTTATTAGGATTTTACTCCATAATAGTACATGTTTTTATCGTCAAAAAAGAACACCCACTGTTTATCAAGTGAGTGTCCTAATTTTGGGTTTTATCCTTTATTTTACAATCCATTTGCAGACTGCCACTGTTAATAAAATAACAGATGTCGCCATTATTGCTATTAAAATATAAGGTATGTAACTTAATACAATGCCTCCTATCACTGCTAACAACAATATTGACAATATTGCTATCGTTACCATGTTTTTGCCTCCTAAATGTAAAAAATATTTCGGATTTTACTCCATAATAGTATATGTTTTTATCGTTAAAAAGAACACTCACTGTTTTTCAAGCAAGTGAGTGCCCTTATTGGGTTCGTTCCTTTTTAGTTTTTCTTCATCTCTTTCTTCATCTCTTTCTTACATTTTTTCAATACATCTCTAATGTAATTCCGTATCATTACACTTTTCCATACATCAAGTCCGTAGACGCTGAAATTGAGGTTTTTCACGCTCCCATTTTTTCCAACTTTCGCGAGTTCGAACATTACTCTATAGTAATCGCCATCGAAAGTGAATGTGTACCAAGTCGTACACGTTTCATAATCCGAGTGGTGTTCAACCATCTTGTAATCTTCAAACGTTGCAAACGTTTTATCAAAGAAGAGCTTCCAATTCTCTTCAACTTCTTCGGCCTGAGCCCGAAAAGCTGCCTTTACGTTTTCATCTTTTTTTGTCAGATAGAGTTTCATAATAAAAGTCCTCCAAAAAATTCTATTAGGATTTTACTCCATAATATACAATGTTTTTGTCGTCAAAAATAAAAAAGAAAGTGTAAGTCAATATAGATGTGCACCCCCGTTTATATTAATTAGATATAAACAACTCGTGCTGTCCTTACGGTCCCCAACCCTTACAAGTTGAGCATCTTCATTAGTTCATTCATACTTACAATTCTCAATCAGGTTCTTGTACTTACCTAATCTTTCTTTTCATAATATACAATGTTTCCATCGTCAAAAAGAACACCCACTGTTTTTCAAGTGAGTGTTCTTGGGTTTTACTTTTTACTTTTTATTTTTTATTTTCTGTCCTTAATGACCTGAACTTTGCTATCAATTTCATCCAGTTTACACTGTATGTTTGCCATGTCGTTAATATAGGAATCTCTATTGATGTCGTATACCTTTTTAGATATAACCAACCCTAATAGTGCTCCTCCAATAACACACAAACCTTTTTCTATTATTTTGTCAACGATGTTATTCATAGCATCCTCCTAAAATATAAAGTATGGATTTTACTCCATAATACACTATGTTTTTATCGTTTAGGCTCTTTGTACGTCATCGCTAGGTCTGAATCTGATATACCGTTAGTAGTCGGGTCGTTAACAATACCTAAAATTGTTAAAATTATAAATACTGTAGAAACTATGTCGAGTAACGAAGACGATATACCGCTAAGGTCTAAGTTGAGACCGAATAATTTACATACCTGCGTTACAAGTAAAATAACAGCGGGTATCATGGTCGTCCAAAACAACTTGTTCTTTAACCTAACTTTAAAATTTAATTTCATATGTCTTTCCCTTCCATGAGCTTTTCTATGTTGTTTAATCTTTTTTCTAAGTTACATATTTTAACAGAACAAACTTCATATGACGTGCGTAAGTTGCATAGTTCAGAAGCAATGTGTTCGTATGTTAATGTATTCTGTTCTATCTTTTTTTCTATCTGAGTTAATCTATAATTGGTGAGCTTGTTCGCTGTAAGTATACCTCCGAATGTTCCAATTATAGTGCCGATAAATGATAGAATAGCAACTAAAATTGCATTGTCCATATGTTATCCTCTCCACACTGTATATGATGTATTTATGTAAACACGATTTAATGGCTCAGTAGATTTTGTTCCATCTTGGTCGTATACACTTGTTATAGTTAATATACCTATTGTTGACAAAGTAGCATAGCACATTCTATCATTGTCACATGGAAATATAAATTCCATATCGTGTTTTGGTGAAACATTTCTCGGAATAATAGTTAAAATCTGACTGCTTGTTAAACCTTTTGCTCTTTTAACAACCCCATCTAAATAAATCATACTGTTATTTATTTCACGATAACTTAATTTAGAGGAGTCGTTGTAATTTTCGAAACTAGACTGTAATGTTAATTCAACAAAACCTGTATCTGGTATTTTAGAAATTATCTCTGTTGCTACGGAATCTGCAAGTTTGTCGCTAGTTATACTTTTGTTTAATATATTAGCACCAGATATAACAGCTCCAGACGATAAGTTGAACAAAACCACAGCAGATGCTTCTTCTGTCTCGTCAGACATCTTAACGTATCTAGTTATAAAGCCCTTTTTTATCATATAATCATAAAAAGACTCTAACTTAACATTATTCAAACTTTTAAATGCGAACGCTGTTTTAGTAACGTCAGTTATATCAGATAATTCGCCTCTTATTTCAGTCACTGAATCACTTCTAGCCGCAGGAGAAGAAATATTATTTACAATTATAGCTCTGTGGTTTGTTATGTTAACTATTACTCTATCACCATCAACAACATCTATGGTTGAAACCACTGGAGTGTATTCAGTTGAACCATCCAACTTAACATAAATCTTTCCTTCGTTTATAACGGCGTATCCATAAACAGTAGACGATGTTTTTGGTTTTTCTTTTTTAAACGTAGACGCAAATGTCTTAACTATGTTAGGCGGTAGTTTATACATGGTACATAGTTCCTTTCCACAAATTAACCGGAAATGCTGCTGTCTCAGAAACTGACATTGATTTACTACAATTATAGGTCTGAGACATAACTTTAGCCTTAATGTTATATAATCCAGCCTTTTTGTAATTTAATCTTATAGAATCACCTATGGTTACTGGACAATAACCGTGAGAATAATTCAGTTTATAAGTTACAGTTGACATCTGTTCAAGCGTTCGTTGAGCATAGTCATCAACTTCGTCTTGAGTTGGATTACCTACGATAACCGGTTGGGTAACCCTAGCCAGAATTTCACGACCTCTAGACACAGTGGAAGTAGGTGAATCTGGGTCATCATTGACAGCTCTCGAAAAAATATAATTTTTATCGTCAGAATAAATTACTTCTACCGTGTTAGGTATATCACATAAGTCGTATTCCATAGTTATACTCGGAAGAAGTATAGACGAGTTATCATCATTGAATTCCCATATAGGTATTGTCTCAGAAAACTTTACATCTTTTTCTAAAAGAATTTCTCCAGAAGGTGAAAGTGCTATATGATGTTCTGCCTGACCTAACAAATCGCTTATAAAAGTTAACCAATCGTCACCTGAATCAGCAACGAAATCAGTTAAAAGATTTTTGCTAAATGTTTTTCTAACAACTGGTGCTCGGCAATGTTCTGTAATTAACGTTATAGCGCTTTCTAATATGTTGGAACCCATTTTTAAATAGTATCCAACAGGAGGTTTTCCGTCTTTTAATTCATACAACGGAGAATATGCTTGAAGATTTTTAGAAAAAACTTTTCCGTCAAACGATAAAGATGGTGTCTGAACCAGACTAGTATTCAAACATATTCTTTCTCTGATTCCATTTTGAACTACAATTAAATATGTTCGTATATACTTTTCTCCATCGAATTCATGAGTGTTGAATGTATCAGAACAAAGGGTCTCTGAAGTCAAATCTCTTTGAAAATCTGAGCTTATTACACTACTTAAACGCGTTTTGTCCTTCCAAGTATTTTCATCTACATAGTAATATTCAAACGATTGAGTCATGGATTTAGTCCAATCTACCATAATCACATCCCTCCCTCAACTCTGGTTATATCTAGTGTAACAGGAACTGTTACTGCGAGATGTGTTAAAGAGAACGTTACATTTATGTTAGCCCAATAACCTACACCAGACGGTTCTCTAACATAAACATCACCACAATATAGATTAAGACGTTGCAATTGATACAATGTCTCTTTATCGTATTTAGGAACTTCTACTTTCCATGAACCAGTTTGCTTTTTTAACACACCGTAATACGACACTGGGTTTTCTCTACCTGCGTACTCCACTAATGTGACGTCTTTAGATATTTTATTGTCTACATCTATGTTATATGGTAGTTTTAATAGAGAACCATTCCAACCATTACTTTCTTTGACTCTATCGTTACTATCTATATCATACGGGACATAATTTTCATCCCACTGAATAATTATAGCCTTCTCACCGAATTCGATACCCGGAACGTCGTAATAATTCATTTCTCCGGTAGTAAAAGATTTGGCAACGATTCTATATCTAGCCGAATCCAAGGCCGGATGAGGGTCTGTCGCATATATGTATCTATTACCGTCTGTTTGTTGCTCAATGTTTTCCATAATTGTTGTGAATCGTCCATCGTTTTCTCGTCTATAAACAGATAAATACATCTTTACCGGTTTAAACCCAGTATCAAATATACAATAAGGACGTATATACGCCTGATATGTGTCTCTGTTTATAGCGATTTCAGCATTAGGTTCCGGTACAGTTTGAGACCATGCGACAGTAAAGGTATATTGACCCCATCCGACTAGACCGCTGTTCATAGTGACATGTAAGTCTAACGTATATTCGCCATTATTATCTAATTTGACGTCTTTAGGAGTTAATATTTTACTAAAATTCGTGTCAATGTCGAAATGCTCAGAATATAAAACAGTACCTTTAGTAACGACTATGTCATTACCGTATGAATCTTGGCTATCAAAATTATTGTTAGCTGTTATTTCTAACAAGTATGTAATCGGCTTTTGGTTTCCAGCAACGTATATACCAGTTACTGTTAATGGATACGAAACGACGGTGTCTACCACTTCGTTTCCAGTTCCATCAGTTAGGTGCATTTCTAACGATGGAGATATATACACGTTAATAGTCTTTTCTTCTGAGAAATCGCTGTAGTCATCTAACGCGCCTTTTGTCTTAACTCTCCAAGTTATAACAGCGCCGTCTTTGAAAAACCCAGGTAAATCAGCACTTTTTAACGTATACGACGTCGTCTCTCCGGTTACATTTATTTCTTTTGGTCTCGCATTAGGTGAGGTCAACATTATCGTTGCCGCAGTTTGTTTCGAATTGTCTTCCGCATTATGTAACCAATATAGTACTACTGTATCAACAACTGAAGCGGTAGTTGTTGACGACCATGTGGTAGGAGGATTCGGTTTTTTTCCTAAAGATACTCGTCCGTACGATACCGACCAAGGTGAATTACCTGCCGAGTTAACAGCTCTTACTCGGAAGACGTATACCTTTCCTGTTTGTAACCCAGTTTTTTCAAAATTATTATACAATATACCGGTTATGCTAGTAGCGGTATCCTGATAAAAGAAATCAGAAATTTTTTCAGCATATTCAAGTTCATATGAAGTAGCAGTTGGAGACTCACTCCAAGAAATATAAATTGACGTTAGAGAAGTAGCTCTACATTCTGTTATTTCTCCCGGAACTGGTGGAGGAGTTAAAGTCGCGGATGAATACGCACTCCATTCCGATATATTATCCGTTGTAGTTCTAGCTCTAGCCTTTACTCTATAAGTTTTACCGGGTTGAAGAGTTACGACATAACTTACTGCGTTTGTTATTGGTATGTCAAGCCAGCTACTTCGTTGTAACGTGTTGCTTCCATCGACCGCCACCGCAAACTGGATTTGAGAACCTTTTGGATATGTCAATCCTTCTAAAGACATAGTTAAGTTATATAGTTCGTCGAGTTCTACTTGAGGAGTAGAAGGCGCTGAAGGTGGCGCCTCCTCTTCAACAACAAAATAAACCCAACTACTATATTCAGACGTCCAATAACTATGTTCGTTATTATTAGAATCTTGATACGTTTTAGATATAGCTTTTACCTTAAAACGTATCTTTTTCGCATTACTTGGAATACCCCAAGTCTCTTGTTTGGTAGACGGACTTCCTTCCTGACCGTCGAACCATCCTTGAGAGCCAGTTGTCAAGGTATCTACTTTGTATTGCCATTTGGTTTTATAGTTTGCAGTATGAGTTTTATCCCATGTCCATTTGGCAAATAATGTATTTGTAGTACCTGTTTGGACTTCGAATTTAGTTACAATTGGTGATGCCATTTTACATCCTTTCTTCTACTCTGACTGCGTTTATAAGCTGTAATACTGCATTCGCTATAGTCGAACCGTCGTCGTAGGAAATTCCATTTATTTCGTAATTGTTTACTGTTTTAGGTGTACCGGATATGTTCTTCAAAATATCAAGCGGAGATATAGTGTTCGAACGATTAGCGTTAAACATATTATTGGACGTAGCCGCTAATCTGAACGAAGTACTAATACTAAATCCGTCAAATATAGAGTTAATCCGTTTACCGCCAGACGTAATATCTGATAAATCAAGAATCGGTCTAATTGTAGGCTGAAACTCAGTCGATAAACTAATAGCGTTCGCTACGTCTTCGGCGGCGCTTTGTAATCCGCTGAGATTATTACCGTTTGCTTTAGTCCCAGCGCGACCGTGTGTCTTTTTATCTATTGCAGAATATATATCGTCGAGTATAATGCCAGCCCTATCTTTTGCTCTATCAGCTTTATCAGACATACCGTCAATGATGGAAGATATTATTCTTACACCGATATTGTAGAAATCGTTGGTAGCATTCGGGCCTATTCCCAAACGATAATTAAATTCAGCAATTATAAGTGACACTACATTACCAGCGCCGATTCTTATGGTTTCTTTTTTATTATCATCATTTAAGGTATTAGCTATTGTTTCCATAACGGTAGCCATTATAGTCGCCATCGGTTTTTCGATGGGGTCTAGCAATGCGTCACTGAAGCCTCTTCTTGTTATTTCGCCAGCAGAATAACCTGCTGAATATAAGTCCTTATACCCGTCTTTATATGCTAAAACATAATTGTCGATAGAGATATGAGCGAATTCTACTAATGCTTCAGCGAAATTTTCCAAACCAGAGAAATCGTAATCCGCAATTTTGGTATTAAAATCATACATAGCATCAGCTAACGCCGTTAACTTAGCACCAAATGAATTAGCTCCGGTTGTAGTTACACTTTCCATACTTGCACCAGCCGCTGATAAATCGTTTATCGCTTTCGCTGCGCTTGTTACAGCCGTTTCATCTATGTTCTTTACTTTATCGCTAAAACCTTTAATTTTTTCGCCTAAAGTTTTGAAATTATCACCGAACTTACCGATTAGATTCTTATCCAAAATAGCTTTATTGCCATTTTCTTCGGACGGTAATACACCGAGAATACTTGTAACAATATAACTTACATCGTCTACCATGCCTTTAGGGTCGTCGCCTAAATTACCATCAACTGTGGATGAGAAATTTACTACTGACGTACCGAAACTTTCCAGCTGGGTGCCGAAATCACTCAAGTCTTTTTCAGACGTGAATAATGATGATATGACACCCTGTTGAGGAGCTAACGAGTTTGTTAAAGAAGCGAAAATACTACCTGCGTAATATGCTGCGTCTACTGCTCTAGGATTTATTTTAACACTACCGTTTTCATCGACTACAGCATCACTAAATCTAATCATAGCTTGTCCGTAAGCCTCAATACTAAGACCGAAGTCTTCTAAGCTTTTGGAGCCAGCTACTTTTTGCCAGAAACCGTTTGTCGTAGGAACTTTTCCGTTTAACTCAGCCATTATTCCGCCAGCATCTGCAGCGGCTTGAATCGATTCTGTATTTAATCTACTCTTACCTTCAGAATCAGTAACAGTATTACTAAACAAAACCATAGCTGCACCATATGCAGCACAACTTGCTCCAAATAAACCTAGGTCAGTTTCACCCATTATTTTACTAACCCAACCTTTACGTTTAGGAATTTTATCAGCTAATTCTGTCATTAATAATCCGGCTTTCTTTGCTGTATCTATCGCGCCTAAGTTTATTACGCTGTTACCTTCATCATCTGTTAACGCGTTGTTCATGGCCACTATTGCAATTCCAAAACCAGCTACTGATGCGCTAAACGAATCGAAGTCAGCATCATTAAATGCCGCGACTGCCGGTATTGCTTCTTGTAATGAAGTAATCATTTCGCCTATAGATACAGCAGCAGTAACAGCTTCGACATCGATATTACCAGATACGACGTTGGAAAACTCTACCGCAGCATAACCGAATGATACCAATTTCGATAACATGATATCAAAAGTATCACTTGAACCAGTAAAAAACTCTATGAAACCGGTTAAACTTTGGAGTAGTTCAGCCTTTGTTATCATCATTAATGCGTCGCATAATGCTTTAGCTCCCATTGCTCCATCTGGTCCCATTTGTTTACAAGCAATAATAAACGGTATAGATGCGACAGCAAATTTGCTTAATTGAACACCAAGGTCGAACATACTAGGAACGAACGGTAGTAAATTAGTTATTCCTTCAATTAATTGGGCTACACATAATGCTAATATAGAAGCTACTAAAATTCCGGCGCCAGTAAGAACCTGCTCATCAGCGGCGAGTTTCATTACTTCTATGAAACCATTATTTAAATTGTTAGCGAAGTCACTAAGTGCTTGACCAAACGCAGGTAAAATTTGCATTATTCCTTCGGCTATACCGGCTATAAACGCGCCAATCATTTGTCCTACTGTGTTAGCAAGTTTAATCATGATAGGAGCGCCTGTATTAATATACTCTTCTATTTGAGGATATTTTGATGCTAAGGCGCCGATTGCAGTTATTAAACCTCCCAATACAACCAATACCGCCGATAATGCTCCTATAGCTACACTAGCTATTAAAGCTAATGGTGCTAACGGAGCGACTTTAATTAATACGTCTGATATTGCATTTAGTAAGAATACTAATATTATTGCATTTGCAGTAGCGTTGTCTATGCCTTGCATTAACGCTAAAACACCGACTATAGCCAACATGGACACTATAACACCGGCTAATATAATCATAGCTGCTTTCCATCCAGCACCAAGAACATCTAACGATAACACTGCGGCAACTAAACCTAACGCGATTATTAATGGTACCATTGCCAACATAATTGCGGTTAAAGCTAGAGCGCTTGGAATAGCATTATTTACGTTCTTTAACATTAATAACGATGCCGAAATTAATATCATAGCTCCGCAAACCATTAATATCAGAGCTAACATTGTTTTTATAACGCTCTCGTCTAGTGTAACGTTTGCATACGATAATATTACGACAGCCGCAGCCAATGCGTTTATTAAAATAGCTAAAGATAATGCTGTTTTGATACTTGTTTTAACCTTAAGTTTATCCATAGCTAATAATATCACGCCTAATATGCCCATTACTAGTGACATTATTACTAACGATTTTAATGCACCTTTTTTTATCTCTTTCGATTGACTTAATATCAATACTGCAGCTGCTAGTGCATTTATAAGGACAGCTAAACTTAAAACGGTAACTATGTTAGATTCAACATGTAACGTATCGAGTAAAAATAAGATAGCACCTATAATAACTAAAACGCCAGATATAATATAGAGCGCCGTAATTGTTTTACTATCTAAATCCTTAACTTTGGATATTATTGCGAGAGACGACGCTAACGCCAACATTAAAATACCCAACGCTATAGCTGTACCTAAAGCGGTCTTGGAATCAACACCCAATTCACACATACCGTATATAACGCCAGCTATTATTATAAGTAGTACACCTACTGAAATCATACCTTTAATAGCTTCTTTAGACCCATTAGCGTACTTAGATGCTATCATCATGCCAGATATAGCAGCTGCCAATATCGTCATAGCACCAACGGCGCTGTATAATCGTTCTGGCTTTATTAAAGAAAATAGTAATATAGCTACAGTCACTACTGATAGCATGGCAACTATTGCAAGTAAAGATTTTCTAGCATCGCTTTTAACTTCACCAGCTGCAACCATCAAACCTGATATTAAAATAGCGAATATTCCTATTACAGTTACACCTTTTTCCAACATACGTGTCGGTACAAAACCTATCGCTACAGCCAAAGCACCCATTAAAACCATAGAGAAGGTAACTAATAATATAGTACCACCTATGGATAAAGCACTACCTTTAACATCACCCATAAAATGATTTACTGCTATTAACGCTGACACTAATGCGGCAAATATCCATAAAACACCTATACCCCGTTTTAAGTTTTTGTCGCTTATTTTAGATATAGCCTTTATAACTAATGTCATTACTCCGAACGCGATAGCTATGTATAATATCATTTTACCGACATTACTGTATGCTCGTTTCGAACCAGCACTATTAGAATTAAGGAAATCAATAACGCCTTGAACTACCATTAATGCTATCACAAGGCCAGTAAATTTCTTTAATGCATTTATTCCTCGGTTTGTCTCTTTTTCGGGTATACTACCTGCGTATTTTACAACTTTGGCCATGACTAAAAACGCTACGGATATGTACATCATGTTCTTCCCGGCGTTGTTCATTGACTTACACAGTGCGTTAATGGCCATCATCTGTATAACCATCCATTTAAAGGCGTTTAATGTGACTAAACCTTTAAATATCGTATCAGAATCCATTTTTCCTACGGATTTCATAACGTTAGCCATTATTAAAAATGAAATTGCTATGTATACCATAGTTTTTCCAGCGCCATTGACTTTATTCGATATAGCCGATAACGGTATTAATGTTAAAGCAATAAGCCATAAAGCACCCATCATAACTATTGCTTGAGCTACGTTCTCTTGTTTTATACTAGCTAATATCGTAAACGCCAAAGCCATCAGGAAGAAACTGGCAGCTATACCTATAAGATTTAATACTGTGTCGTTTATAATCTTTTTATCTTTATCGATTTTATTAAACGATGACGATTTTTTGTCTAAAAAGTACATTAACGTCACAAGGGCTGCTAATATGATGGTTATAATTTCAATCACCGTAATTGAACGTTTCAAACCATCGTCATCGATTTTAGATAAAAGAAATATAGATGCTGCTAATAAAGCGATGCTAATTGCTATAGAATATATCATCTGAGTTACAGCTTTTATTTTTTTAGCTTTTCCTAACTCAGTCATTAAGTCTTTAATGCCGATTGATAAATTGTTTGCAGCTTTTGTTAAAATAGTTAACGGATTGTTAGATACTATTTCAGATATTTTATCTAACGTTGAATCTAATTTTCCAACTCCTTTAGCTAACGAAATCGCTAATCCTCCGAAAATAATAGTACCCCATGGAATTTTAGAAAAAAACTCCAGAATTTTAGGCATGTTAGTTATTAAATATTTAACGCCTGATACTGTTAAATTTTTCAGAGTAGTTATAGCCTTGCCTACGAACTTAGTAACGGCCTCTACAGTGGTCATAGTAGCATTGCCTATACCAACTGCAAATCCTTCACCAGTCAATTCACCATATTCCATAGGAACTCTAGCAGGCGAATGTATTCCTAAAATCTCCCGTAAAGTCGATAATATAGTGTTTGCTAAAAGTCCTACAACTTCTTTAACTTTAACAATACCACTTTTTAATCCATTTACCAAACCAGATATTATGTATTCTGGTATATTATCTGTGTTTTTTAATCCGTCAATCCATTTTGAAGTTTTATCTATTAACTCGGATATTACACTTCCGACTTTAGTTAAAATACTTCTTAAAACACTGCTGTTTTTTATCCAATCAACGACTTTTGTAACTACTTTTTCTATAAAGTATGCTACACCTTGTAAAATAGTACCTAAACCAGACGCAATTTTATTTAATAAATCGTTTTCTTTAGCCCAATTATAGATTGACTTAGCAGCGTCGACTATAAGTTTGATTATCGGTGTTAATATTCGTTTTATTCCGTTTAAAATTCCGGAGCTCTTTAAAGTATTTTTTATCCAGTTTCTAACTGCTACTATTGCGTCGCCTAACGCAGCAGTTACATCTAAAATTTTTATACCAAACGTCTCAAAAATAAGACGAATGGCTTTCATCGCTAGTGAAACACCTCCACCAACGACCATTCTAATTAAATCTAATACAGCGAATAATCCATTGAACGTTCGCGTTATCTTGTCGGATACTTCTTCTGTAATTTGTAGCTCAGAAGTTAACTTTCTAAACCCAGCAATAAGATTGAAAACAGGATTTACATTGTCTAAGCTACCGAATATATTATTCCACGATTTGGAAATCGATTTACCGAGACTTTTTATTATTTTAACTATATTAGATAGACTATCTAATAATAAACTCGACATAGACAGAAGACTATGGTCTTTGACTACATCGTCTACAGAATATCCAGCTTTATTAGCGTATATACTTAATTGTGCCATTGCGTCAGATAAGCCAGAAACAGACGTTTTCGTAGCTGCGTAGTTTCTTTTTGTTAACGCTAATGTGTTGTTGCTTAAATTTATTACTTGGTTGCTATCAGAAACGTTATTAGTTAAATCATCAATTGTATTAGATAACTGTTCTGCATGTCTATACGTAGAACCAAGTGTTTCGTTTACTCCATTTTGAACTGCTACCCAGTTATAGCCCGCGTTAGTTAATTTGTCCCAACGTTTAGCACCAACATCCCATTTTCCGTTAATAACTTCGTTTATAACATCCGAAGCGTTAGTCATTATTTTAGATGTTGATTGTACCTTAGTTCCTATATCGTCGAACGTCTGCTTAACCGCCGTGAACGGTTTTAGGATTTTAGAAGCTATACTTGAAAAATCTATTTTATTAATTATAGATGTTGCCCAGTTTATAGCTTTGATGACTATATCGACTATTTTAGAGATTGTCGGAGCCAACGCATCTTTTAATTCGTTTGTTTTTACCCTAAGAGCATTAAATAATTGAACTAATGCACCGTTTTGTTCAATCAGCGGAGAATAGAATAAAGCACCTATTCTTCCTAACGCAGATTTTACGTTTGATAATGCACCAGTCATCGTTTCGTTAGCTTTCTTTGCATGTTCTCCGAATGCGGAATCCATAGCTTGAGAAAACATATCGAAACTGATTTGACCTTTTGATACCATATCTCTAACAGCAGCTTCTGTCAATCCAAATTCTTCAGCTAACGTAGCTGCTGCATTCATACCTCTGCCAGACAATTGTAATAACTGGTCACCCATCAATCGTCCTTGACCAGCAACCTGCGTAAATATCCTGCCGATATCTTCATACGATGAATTTGTCATGGCTGCAACACCAGCTATACCTCTTAAAGCGGTAAACATCTGGTCTCCAGCTTTAACGTTTGACGCTGCTAACTGAGAAGCTACTTTAGCTGCTGCATCCAATCCATATGCTGTTCCATCGACAGATTTACTAACGTCGTTCATTATTTCCGAAACTTTTTCTTCGTCTTTTAATAAACCTTGTAACTGGAAATGTGCATTTTCAAGGTTTTCAGCTCGACGTTTGCCGCCTTCTGTTACACTTTTAAGTGCAGCGTCAATTCCTTTTATAGCGTACTTTATAGCTATAAAAGTCTTCACTTCGGTTCCGATTTTTGTCACATAAGAATATAAATTGGATATATCTTTGGACAATTTTGTTGTGTCCAAAGTCCGTTGTAATTTATCTAATGTGTTTATAGTTACCTTGGCATTCTTTTCAAACGACGCATTATCGAATTTCATCGATAATATTCTTTCGTCTACTCCTTTGCCACTCATAAATATTTCACCTCCGCCCATACCTCATCCACCATCTTTTCGAATACCGGCTTTAGGGCTGGATTAATATAATCTACTCCTTCAACCCATCCGCCGTTTCCAGTGGCATGTCCTGTTTGTAAAATTATCGCTATGTTAACATAATTGTGTATATTAGAGTTATGAAATATCAAAGAATATTTACCTCTATTGTCGGTCTCTATTGTATAGTACCATGACTTAGACGTTAAACCGGTGTCTTTTGGTGTATACTTTTCTAAATTTTGTACACCAATTTTTCCGTATTTCTCCAGAACACTTATTTTTATAATATCTGACAACGAGTATAATAATTTTTTAGACTTTTTAAAATTACCACGACTATCTATTTTGATTATTTGTGCCATATGTTTAACCCGGTGAATGTAATTTAGCTTTTCTAGCTTCGTTCAATCTAGCTCTATCTACTAACTGAGACCTAGTCAGATTTCTCTTACCTTTCGAGTTGTTATTCTTAATCTGAAATACTTTAAGTAAACTTAACAATCTATTCAGATGCCATTTTTCACACTCTTTAGGTATACCGCACGAGAACATCATGTAGTATATTAATTCTGACGTCATTGGCTCGTTTGATGAAGAACCTCCTCGTCTTAATGAGTTTTCGTCAAAGTAACATGCACTCATTGGGTCTTGGATGTAATCGTTTATTTCTCGTTGATTGTTCTCCGTCAATAATAAATAGGCGGAATCGTCGGTACACTTAATCGTCATACATTTTATATAGTAAAGCATCTCTTCACTAGTTTTCTTTTGCTTTGACAAAAAAGTTTTATGGTACCGACTTTCCCACCTTGAGACAGAGACAAGAGAATGTTCTAAGGTTAAACTGATTTCATTGTGATAAAGGAAAGTATTTGTTCGTTCGTCCCAATATTCCGCTGCGGGAATTTTTATTGTTAACATTCTCTTACCTCTTATGTTATATTAGTTTTTAGCCATATCTTCCTTGGCTTTTCTTACAGCGTCTGCAATATTCCTAGGAAGAATCTGGTCTACAAAGCGTGCTGCTTCATCAGCGTCCGTAAGAAGCATCATGTAATATACAGAATAAGCTTCGGACTGTCTGAACTCTTCTCTAATCTTATCAGTCTTCTCGAAACGCTTACCATCGTCAGATTTAACACCGTATGCCATCATGAGAAGTTCATCGAAAATATAAGCGATTTCCTCAATGTCGTTAGAATCAACAATCCTCTTCAGATATTCCTGATATCCACCACCACGCTTAAACTGCATCTTTGTAAGTTCAGCTTCGTTAAGATTAAAATAGAGCTTAGTCTTACAATCCAATCCGTTATAATCTTTGTATTCGATTTCTTTAATATACATATTTGTTTACCTCCATTTTGATTTGTTTTAAATATTATTTTCCGGCGGGAGTCATAAGATTCTTCACTTCGTCGGGAAGAGGAAGTCTGGGCGCTACGCCATCATTCCCATTAGTCTGAGTGGGGTCTTTACCATAAAGAATAGTTTCAAGAGCAGCAAGCTTAGTCTTGTCACACTTGGTAGAATCAATCGTGATACAAGATGTAGGCTTGAAACCGTTCACTGATACAGGGGTCGTAGAAAGTTCCCAAGAAAACGTATTTGCTTCGGGGGAATCACTGATAGTGGAATAAGCCCTCTCAGAGGGAGATGCCTTACATCCATAGATAAGATGCAGCTTATAACCATAATCGTTACCATCAGTATCATTACCCAAAACAGTACGGTACGAAAGACCAAACGTCTCCCTCTTCTGCTGACCGATACTTACGCCAGTAACAAGGTCTGCAGTACCGTCACATTTTTCGAATTCAGAAGGATAAGTATATGCTTCAATTGTAGCACCGAATTCTTCATTACTAATAAGATTCAAATACTTAATATCGTCAGCATAAAGTGCAGTGCTCTCAGCACCAGAAGGTGATTCAGTGATTGCTGTTACACCATTCCAAGCGCATCCATCGTTGTAAACACCATTGGCCTGAGTATAGAGAACTACGTTCTTAACACCAGTCTCATAGAAACGTTCCGAAGCCTTGTCCCATACAATCTTATTCTTACTCATAATTTTATCTCCTTTTTACCAATAAATATAAAGTACCCAATGATTCAAATTGTCAGCTGGATAAAATCTGACAAAACTCGCGTATTCGAAACTGTCTAGTATTTTATCGCATATTTTAGAATCTGGGTTTCTGTCAATGATGATGACAGAATATCTTTTGAATTGTTTATAGTTTATTCCATCTGCGTGCGAAATATCAATATCGTCGATGGAGTAACGAATAGCAGGATATTTCATCAATACATTCGGGGGAGATTGAAAGTAAACATTATTAGATTGTAAAATTTCTTCAAATTTATTATGTAAACTAATCCTGTCCATTATACAATCCCCCGCAAGTTATAGTTACTCTTGGAGATGTTGTAACATCTACACTAGTAACTTTCCATTTTGATTTTTTCCAGACTATATAGGAAATTCTGTGAAAATACTCCCAGAAGTATTTGTCCGGGATGAAATTTATACTAAAAGATATGTCTAGCTCATCATTAAAATCGTTAGTGTTTTTCGAATTCAAGTATTTTTTAACAAAATTTCCAGTATAAGTCTTTTCGACTACTTCTTCTCCCCATACACCGGGAGAGGTTTCGACGTAATTGCCGAAACCTATTTTTCCACAAAATTTCATAAATGTTTTAGTCCGCGACGCTGACGAGAGTTGCCGTTGCTGCAGAACCAGACGTACTACCAGCTTTAGCATACGTCAAGGTAGCAACCTTAGAAGCAATACTTAAAGAAACAGGATAATACATACTGTCACTACCAATGGCGACAATGCATCCCTTCATAAAAGCATTCTTAAGTTCGGAAGTAGTACACTGCATTGTGCACGCCTCATCAGAATATGCTTTAGTGTCACTAGCCTTACCATATACGATAATGTTAGCGCTGTTCTTATCTTCTGCTCGATTCCAAATCCTATCCATGTGTGTTACCTCCTACGTTTAGTTCTCTGCTCGATAGAGTTCAAGTGCGATGGCGCTATGCGGCTTCACAAGAGCACCACTGATACGTGTTTCAATCAGGTATTTATTCTGGTTGTAGTCGATGTCAAAGTCCTCGAACATGTTGATTGAACCACCCTTATCAGCACCTACCTTGTAGTCCTTAAGGTTTACAATAATACCCATGAGGGGCTTACCGGTAGCACCGTTCATGTTTTCCATAACAGGTACGGTAACAATCTTTGATACACGAAGAGCAGTAGCGAGCTTATCAACACTATCATAGATTACACGACCGTTCTTATCTTCCATGAGAAGACAGTCGGTGACATAGTCTTCAGTGGTGTAGAGAACGGGATTACCAGAACCCTTATAATCTTTACGAGTCTTAATAATTGTTCTAATAAATTCCTTAGCCACTTCATCGGAAGTAGCGGCCTTTGCGACATTTACCTTAGCCTTAATGGTATACAGGTCGTGGTCTTTATAAATAGCACGAAGGTTCTGGTCATTGATATGATTAGAATCGTCAGGAAGACGACCATCACCAACCAAAATCGCCCTAGCAATTTCTTCGTCGAGCATAGTACGCATCTCTGACTTAATAAACGATACAACATCGAAATCGGTGATATCAATAATGTCGTCCCTGTCGAGCTTCTGCTTCTTGTAAATAGTAACGGGAGTGGTTACCCTACGAAGAGTAGTAATAACTTCTTCCATTTTGAGGTTTCCCTTAACATAACCCTTAGCGCGAGCCTCGTCAGCAGTGATGTCAGCAAAAATGCTCTTAATTCTAGAGAACGGACTGTGACTTACAGAACTCATAACCTGATTAACCCAATCAGTATCACGCTTGATTAACTCAGGCATGGTCGTATTATTTTTTGCATCAGGGAACAGGTAGTCAATATTACTGATACCGTATTCGTCTGCGTGCTGAATGTACGACTTCTTGAGAGAACCCATACTCTGTGCATCGTTAATGATAGTATTTAACGCAGTATGAATGAGTTCGTCGTTCGTATTATTTGTTTCCGGATTACTGTTTTTTTCGAAAAGATTCTTCATCGATTCATTATCTCCTTCTGAATGATTAATTTTGTCTTCGTTATCTTTTTTATTATTTTCTGTGTCTGTTTTTTTATCGTCATTGAGTTCACCAGACATAGCAAGGCCAATCAATGCGTAAAACACTTTTAATTGCTCGTCATTAAAAGTTTTAATGACATCTTCCACGGTTCGATTATCGGAGTCTGAATTATTCGGCTTATTCTCCGGTTTGCTATTTTCATTGTCATCGGCATGAGACAACTCAATACCTTCGACACCAGAATAAATAATCGCTTCCGAATCCATACCATCACTGTGCATAATAACATCATCAATCTTAGCACCAGGATTAGCTCCAGCTAAAACCAAAGATACTTCTCTGATATTTCCATGTCGTACACAACCGTTATTTTCCTTCAGCTGATTCGCATAAATCGACAGAGACGTAATGTCACCGTGCTGAACCAGTGCTTTTCCTCGCTGACCGTCATTAGTATCGTTAAAGCTACAATATGCGTATACGCCCTCATTGGGGACGTTCTTAAGCATAGCATGGCCTAAAACGCGACTGGGGTCTTGATGGTCATGATTCCATACGAGGGGTACTTTATCGTTATCATTATCAGCAAACGCGTTGTTGAGAATGATTCTACCATCAGTACACCTTACATTAGACTTAGATGCCCAACCACTAAAATCATATGTCGTTCCCATTTATTTTATCTCCATTTTGATTTTGTTCTTTATTTAAATTAATATTTTCGTTTACAGTTTCCGTTTCTTTAGGTTGAGAAATATTCGGATTAACAAGTTTATCATCCTTGCTATCACCGGTGGGTTTAAATCCTATTATCTGTCGAATCTCGTTAGATGTCATTATCTCGTTTCGTTTCATAGTATCTGATATAGACGCTATCTTGTCTACCGTAACTAATTTAAACGGGTCTCTAAAGAATTCTATACTTTGATGTTGAGACCGAGCAGTTTTTGTCAAAAACTTACGCTTCATTTCGTTTGTGAACGCCGATATTATAGGTTCAACAACGCGAGTATAATAATTCAACATCATTATTTCATCAGCTCTTCCGTTAAGTATATCTTCCGTTATACCTAATTGAGAGTAAAATGTGTCGGTTAGATACTTTATCTGTTCTGGTAAGTTATTCTCAAGTGACCGGTTCAATTGTGTAACTTTTTCACTCGAATCTATGTAACCTATTCCATATCTAGAACCAACAAGTTGCTTTTCTATAGACTCAAGACGCTCTTGCGCTCTCTGTTCCATAAGATTTGTTCTTGTACTAAACGGTAACTGTATAATCAAGTTCAGTTTTCCTCTACTTTGTTCTTCATCAAACGCATCAAGTAGACTTAACTTTCTATTTAATCTACTGATAGTAGAGTTAGGCTCATTCATTATTGAATAAAATGGATTCTCCACTATGCACGTCGAATTCTTAGGCACAACCACGTCATACCTTTTACCGTCGTCTTCATTATACACGGATACTTTAACATGCATAGGATACCATTCTAAGATTTTACCAACTCTCAGATTGTATATATCGTACGATTCAGTATTAAAAATATCATCGTTAGTCAAGACAGGAACTAATGCTACGCTACCATTATACAGCATAGTTTCCACAGCGTCTTGTATTAAATATCTACCGGTTTGGTCGATATTTGCACTTAAATTAAGACATTCGTCAAGAGGACTGTGAATTATTTCTTTAAAACGACCCATCTCATCTAGCTTAACATGGTGAATGTTTACGTATGACACATCCATAGCTATCTTAGTGTAAATAGATGTTTGTAAATTCTTTATGCCATATTGGTACCCGTATAATCTATCTGACCTAACGGATGAACTCATACCGATATCGCGGTATTCAATAGTGGGGTCTCTATTTTTAAAAACTGACCACACGTCTTTTAATTTACTTAGAATTCCCATATAACTCCATTTTGATTTTTACAATTTTATCTTGTTTGTCATCAGAGAAATAAACGATATGTTCTTTCTTTAATCATTTCATATCGTTCGTTATCAGCAGTAGGAATCTCTACAGAATGCATTATAAGAATGTCTCTTAACCAACGTGCATGAGTAAACTCATCTTTAGACATCTCGAAAAACCCCTTCGCCTTTTTACTAAACGCAACGTCTGCTCTCATTTTAGAACCAATTTCATAATATTTGTCAGAGTCATTAAGTTCTTCTTGAAAGTCCTTAAGCATAGATTTGGTATCAATTTCCATATTGTTATCTCCTATTCAATCATGTATTTATACAAAGTATCTATATCGTTATTCTTCAGAGTCACACCGACCAAATAGTTTATTAATCGAACATGTCTCTGTGAAGTTTAAAACTTACAAATGCGTCGAGCAAAGCTGCTACGGCGTCAATTTTTTCGTCGTTTCTCTTTTTAGTGAGTTTTCTGTTTTTGTTAGTATCCTCCATAACGATACAATTACCCATACAAAATTGCATTATGTTTTGGTCGAAATGTAGTAAGCGACCTTCAGCTAATTTCTTTATTTCCCCTAACGGTACGGATTCTGTTTTAAAACCTTGTATAACTTTTTCTATACCGTATGGCCCAAAATCTCGTTCCCATTTTTCTACGAATGTTCCGGCATTAAATGGGTCATATCCTAAGCATCGAACATCCAATTGTTGGTCAATTATGTATTGATACAATTCTTCATACACATAACTTAAATCCAAAATCGTGCCATTTGTGACAATTAAACTACCTTCATCAATAAAAGTCTCATAGGTACTTCTAAGTGCTAATGGTAATTTATACAAGGTTTGTTCGGTTATGTAGTTACGTGTTTTTATGCCATAGTTCTCGTTTCCCATCGGGAACAGGAAAGTGAAAGAGCAGAAATCATCTCCTCTCGATAAGTCCGCTCCTAATGCGCACGGAAGCTGTCTATAGTCGCTAACTATATTCGATTTCAACGTTTCTTCGTAAGTAAAGAAATAGGTATATCCTTCCATTGGTAATCCAAAACGTTTAGCAAGTATTTCATTTCTTACTGACGGGTTATTTTCTGCGCGTTCAACGTCTAACTGATATGTTTCATAAGATACTGTCAAACCGATATTAGGATTAGCTTTCACCCACATTTCAGGATGAGAAACTTCTGCGACATCGTCCAGTTTATACCACCATATAGACACATGTGGATTGTAGTATTCGCCTTTTAAAATTCGCATTAACTCCATTTTGATTGTATCGCCCGGGCCGTTCCTAACGTTTCCTTCTGACGATGTAGCTACAATAACATAATCGTTATTTTTAGATGAACCTTGCTCTACAGCAGCAACTACATCTTCTCGTATATCGCACGACAGCCATTCATCGATTGTATTAACCGAACTTCTTAGACCTTGAAGTTTGTCTATAGACATAGGATACACTTCTAGTGTAGAACCGTTTAACCTGTTCTCTATTCCCTTTTTAGTAGACGCTAATTTTTGTCTGGTCTCTGGGTCTCCGGTTGTATTATACTTAGAACCGATTGTCAATACCTTGAAGACAGGTCCCCGTTTTCGCAAAATAGCTGTTTTTAAAGGCCCAAGTACTTCTTCTGCTTGGCGCATCGTGTATGCTACAGTAACTTGTTTAGACGCCTTTTTATTTACAGTTAGAAAGTATGCTTGTATACATGTATCGTACAATGTCTTAGATGCACCTCGTCCTACTATAAGGTATTGCTTGCTGCGTAGTCGTTTTTTAATGCGTTTGTTAACATATCGACCTCCGCCAGCCCCGTCTGGTACATAAACACTTTTTGTTATATAGTAATACCAGCCGAGTAAATCTTCAGCCCATAGTTTAAATGAGTCTAATAAATGTAAATCTTCTCCATCAGTTAAAGTTAATTCATTTTCACAAAAAAATATAAATCCTTCCACAATACTATCATCATAGTAATAATTAGGATTCTGTATTAACTCGTCTATGCGGTTCATCTGCATTTCGACTTGTTTGTTTACAAAAATTTCTCCGCGTATTACTTTTTGTCTAAACATAGAATAATACTTTGGAGCAGCAACATTTGATAACATTCTTATAGTTCCTTTTTATTACGTTTTAGCCGGTAGCATTAACTGTTTAGAATCAATTTTATTAAAATAGTCGATTAAAATGTCATTTATTTCATCGAACGATTTATCGAAGTCTAAATCGTTTATATTTTTGTCTTTCATATTATTAACAGTCTTCTTAGCTTTATCAGCTGCTTTTTTAATATCATTTTTAATCTCTTTATTAAATGATTTAGAACCTCCAGTTAGCGTTTCAACAATGGGTGATATTGCTTTTCCGATTATTTTCTGTCCACCAGCTTTAATCGGAGGAGCAACTATGTCTTTTAAGAACCATCCTCCAAGCTTAGACAGTGCACTTTTTTTAGCAATCGGAGCATATCTCTGTATATCCCATATCTTCTTGTTCAGCAATAAATCTTCTTCTTCTTTTAAATCTTTTAACTTTTTGTTCTCGATTATTAATTTTATTGCTTTTCGATTACTATCCGGCTTCTTATTTATTTTATCGATTCGTTTTTTAACAGCTAACTGTTCTTTGTAATTTTGACCTATCCTACGTCTACCGGCAGAGGTTAAAGACCCGTCATAATTCTGGTATCGTCTAACGCCCCATCTTTGTCCTTTTATTCCGTGATGTTGTAAAATATCATTTGTAAAATCGACGCTCCAAGCAACGGACTTTTTCTTAGCTTTTTCACGCCATTCTATGGCTGCTTTAGCTGCCTTCCGTTCTTCACCTCTAGAAATGCTATTAATAGAATCGGTTCTCAAAAGGTTTCTATCAAATATTATCAAGGGGTCATATCCTTCTTTTACTTGTCCGTAACGCCCCCCGATAGATGCCTCGTCAGCCATAGCATTATATCCCATTTTAGATAATCTACTTATAACTTCATCTTTAAGTTTGGTATTTAATCCAAATGTTTGAGCTGCATAATATGCCAATTGGTCAGCATTCATACCTTTATAAACGTTGTGTATTTGCTCGTCTACAAATTTTTTGGCTTTGTTTTCATAATTATATTTAACAAGGTCGCTAAGCATACGACTACCAAAGAGCATTAAACTTCTATTCCAAACTATATCATGCAGTGTTTTATTTTTGTCTTCGTTTATTACATCTGAAATTACTTTCGATTGAGTCTGACGGCTTGGTATTTTTAAGTCTTTCTTTAAAGTAAACTTATACTCGTAAGAATTATACGAATAAGCTGTATTTCTAACCCATCCGCCCTTATACAAATTCCGTTCTGGGTCTAAATATGTTACGTAAACAGAACCATTTTGATTTTCATTTGGATTCACAGACGTGCGATACATTTTTGTACCAGCCGGTATAGAACGTTCTTCCGTTAAGAATTCTCGACTTTCAATTTTGTTAGCCGATTTATTAACTTCTTTTCCATACCGTTCTCGTCCTTCAGCAGTCCACGACCCATCTGGATTCTGGTATCGTCTAACACCCCATCTTTGTCCAATTATACCATGATGTTGTAACTCATATCCCATAAATTAATTCTCCATTCCTAATCGGAATTCCAATTCCCGAATTAAATTTTCATATGATGATAAGGTCGATGAAGACGGAGGGTCGAACAATATTTTAACACGAGCATATACATATGTTTTTACAGATTGGAACGATGACACTTTATCCTTTAATAAATCAGACCAACTTGTAGTTTTATCGGTGATATAGAAATCGTAATCTATGGCACCAACTTGTTTTAACGTTATAAAACAAGTATTTATGTATGTAACCAATTCCTCGTCAAAGCAGTCGTCGTCCAAGTCTATCTCTAACATGTTTTTTATAGTTGTTAATATACTTTCTTCCATGTAATCACCATAATTTAGTATCATTCTTAAATCTAGGCATGTATTCAAAAGAACCATTGTCTCTAGAATAATGTATTAAATTATGCGTATTGTAGCGAACACAGACTAAATTGTTCATGTCTATAAGTTTAGGACTATGATTGATTATATCATCATAAGTAATCGGCACTATATGATGTATCATTATTCGGTCATGCTTGGTATTTATGTCATAACCTTCTAAAGCCATATCGCATCCGTTGTCACGTATGATAACATTTCTTCTAATCTTTTTCCATTCTTCTGACATGTAGAACTTCTGATTAAAATATCTATTTCCTCCGAAAGTGTTTTCACAAACATTAGAAAATAAACGCAAATAATCGAGTCTTTCGTCAAACGTTTTTAATACTATTAATTCGTTATAGTTCTTCATCTTCGCCTGAATATTTCGTGAAAGCTTCAATAGCTTTTAAATATAATTCTTTGTCTTCCCTAGAATCGTTTATGGCGTTTGTCTTGGCTGCTTTGAGTGCATTGTCTGCCTTCAGCGATTCCAACTCAAGCTGATACTTAACCGTAGCCAGCCTCAGATAATGAGTTATTATCTGAGAGGAGGCAGTTCCTTCTATAAGCTGTTTTTCAGCAGCATCCATCGCCAAAGATATCAAATGATTTTCTTTTCCTTCTTGGGTTAAAAAGCTAGCTTTTTTATTAGCCAATATTACCGCCTCCTCCCATTTTGATTTTTAATTTTTATTTAACATGAGTCGGTTATCTTAACCGATAGGATAACCAACCCAGTTGTCGAATTTACGAGCGCTCTCTTTGTTACGACGTCGAACAGTCTTGTCTCTGGCTCCGTTCATCCATATATCAGATAAATACTTTGCGTCTTTATCTGATATAGGCAAAGCTTTATGGAAAGATACATCGTTATTATTAAAAAGTATTATCGACTCAATGAAATTTTGTCTTTTGTTATCGCTACCGAATTTTACATCAAAATCGTCGATGATAGCATTATAACCTTGGTCGCTTAAGTTTTTAAAGAAAGCGCGCTTAGCTTTCGAATCTTCCATGAAAGTTCCTACGAATGAAATGTATGCTCTATCTAAGGCGTCGTCTTTTTCAATGTTTTTAACTTCATTTAAAAACTCTTTAACTAATTCATTTCTATAGACTTTTTCGCCTTTATCGATACCGGGTTCATCAGCTTTATACATCTCTTTAGCAGCATCCTTAACCTTTAAACCGTCAAACGATTTAATAAACGCATCCATTACTTTCTCATAAGAAGGTATAATTACATTCTTATTTAGTTTCATCGTTGCTATCTCACCGGTGTCATGATTTATAAGTTCGACATGCAATCCTGCTCCATCTTGTCCTGCACTAGCAGAAGCGTAATTAAAAGCGTCAATTTTGTCGAGAGTCACATACATTCTGCGACCCGGTTCCTTTGTATGAAATTGTCCTTTTTGTTGAACTCGATATACTTCGGTACCTTTATCGATTTTTATATCATTGTCTCTATCTTGTCCGAGAAACTTTCCGTGTTTTCCTTTAGGATAAGGTTGATAACGTCTAATACCCCACTTTTGTCCTTTTACGCCATGGTGATATATCTCATTATTTGCACACATCATTTCTCATATATTTCACTTAGTTTTATACAAAGTTCCGATTAAATTAGCTCCATTAATTGTGAGCTTAGTTTCAACTTTCGCCGGAACGATATTAGTGAAGTTAGCATGGTTATTAACAAACATATTAAGAGCATAATCAGTTTTAGGACCATACTTACCATCTTCTAAGAGACTCTTTCCATTCATGTCGTGATAATGCATTTCATTCAGAAACTTCTGAAGTTTCTTTACGTCTTCGCAACTAATAAGTCCTTCTTTTTCAAAAATAATAGGTTCCATATTGTTCTCCTTCCCGTAATCATAGTACCCTATATTCATATCTACATCTCCGATAATACCTGTTATTTTTCCGACACCATACTGCCAAATTTTGTAATCACCAGTGTATTTCGGTTTACCTGTAGTATATTCAGCCAGCCAAATATCATATTTCTTTACTACTTCAGCTGGAATCATATGCATAAGCCAATATCGAGAGCTGTACAGCATTGGTATGTATTTACCATCGGATAAGATTGTTTGACAAAACGCGTCAATAATCTTACCTCTCATTGCGAGACTCATATCTTCGAAGTGTTTAGACTCAAAGTCAAACACAACCGGATAAGTCAACTTATACTGCGAACATTCTTTGATTACCCTTTTTGCCTCAGCTACAGCGTCGTCTATTGTTTTTGCTTTACTATAGACATACACACCAACAGGAATATCATTTGCTATCGCGTTTTTCATGTTAGTGTGAAAACACTCGTCTACTCTACTCTTACCTTGTAAACACTTAATGAAGGCGAAATCTATTCCATATTCTTTTACCGCCTTCCAATTAATGTTACCTTGATAATGAGATACGTCAATACCTGATAATTTTATCATAAATATCAATCCTCATAAATAATTGCTAAACCATAAGCCTTCGCGATTTCGTGTTCAATTTTGCAGCCCCTAGCTGTTTCCCATCCTTTTACAAAATATACAGCGTCACACTTAGACATTACTTCTAACGATTTAGCTAAGTATGCTACAGGTGTATGTTTAGTATCATCTGTAATGAAACCGTCGTCAGTGAAAAAATTATCAATCACATCATAACCAAATGTTTCTAACGTGTGAATGGCGTTTTCTCTAATTTTGATGATTTTATCACTAGAGAGGTCTTTCATCGGTTGTGAAATCATTATTGTTCGTTTCATTGGTTTAGTCTCCTTTGTCATATTTCATATTTTAATTCGGTCGTTATATCTTAACTAAAAACCTTTTATCGTCAAAAGTTGCAGGGATTCCATTCGCAACGTCAACGCCGTTGGTATAGTGGTAGCCCATAACAACACGGACTCCCGCAAACCACTCGAAGGGCTTTGCAACAGTCCCGACAGCATCAGGGTCGGGTACAAGCTCCCACGCAAACCCCGCAAGGCCTCTGTGTATCAGCTTCCACTTAAAACCGATTTTTGGAGGGACGGTCGGAATGTGCGCCGTCGGGATTGATTCGATATAAACACGCAACTTATCTCCAAACCCCGCTGTCTGGATTTGCTGTTGTGTAGTGATTGCCGCTTCCTGATATGCCGTTACCTCATCGGGGGTCATATCGATTATTTGTCCGTTAACACATTTTTTCATGCTTTCACCCCGTATACTACCATTTTTGCACCTGCTTTTATTTCTCCTGCGGAGTGTGTCCAGTAAAGACTTTTTACACCTTGTGAGAGGTCTCCTTCTCCTAAGTGTGCATAAAAGTCATTTACATAATTATCAAAAAGGCTGTCTCCCCATCCGGCATGTAAGCATTGAGGTCTCCAATCTCTGGAAATTGAGCATCGTCCACGATACCAGTTATCAGCGCTGTCAGGCGCAGGGTACGGAGACGAGCTAAATTCGCCAATAATCGTATATTTTCCTGCGGCAGCATATGGTGCATTAAATATATACGCTATGTCTACGCCCCCCGGTCGTGTTTCCGTGTTCGGGTATACCCATACCGTATATGCGACAGTGGATTCACCGGCAAAAATCGCACGGATTTTCTTGTAATAACCACCAAAAGGTTGATAGATGAATGATACGTCTTCGGTTGTCGTAACTTCACACACCTTTTCCCACACCTCTGTGTCGCCTGCCGACATATCCACTGCTTCCCACGCAGTAAGTTTTCCGCCAGCGTCAACGGCTTTAACCTTTATGGTTTGTCCAACAGTCGCTGTTACACCAAGGGATATGTCAGTGCCGCTTGGAATGTCGATGTTCTGCAAAGCATCATACACGGCTTTTGCTGTCGGTACATTTTCGTTTGTCGATTCTGCGTTCACCGCTGTGGTTACACTTACGCTATTTATTTTCAACAAAATCGATTCTAAAATATCACTATACTCTTCTTCGATGTGCGAATTAGTTTCGAGTCCTCTCTTTATCGAAGCCTTAGCAACTGTCGTGTTCCATTCTTTTTCTATTACACCGTTCTCGTTTACCTGTCTAGCACAAAATATAAATAGACATATGCCTCTGCCAGCAGTTACTTTACTTTTCAATGCCCAAGTAAAGGTTATGTTATCGCCATCCACTAAAATATCGTCTATCAAATACGAATCTCGGAAACCTTTAGCATTCATATAGTTAATTCTGCATGTGCATTTTGTTAAATCGAGATTATCGCCAACTATTTTAGGGCACGAGAATTCTATTCGTTGTGTATTTTTGTCAAATTCAACACCAAAACACTCAGAATTATCTAAAAATATAATTTCTCTGGTATTTGAATCAATAATACATTTCATTTTTAACCTCATTTACATATTTCTTATAATATTTTACAACTACAGACAAGAATTTATACAAGGAGGAAGACTTTTATTATGCATTGGAGGAAGATACATAAGGTTTTTCTTGTCTGTATGTGTAAAATATCATAGAAACATGGTACTTTTTATACACTTTTTCGGTATTTTTTTGGAAAAATATCCCTCCGGAGATTTTTTCAGGACGGAATAGAT